AAGGTGTAACTGGGAGCGGGGCAACCGGTGCCAGTGGTGCTACTGGTCCACAGGGTAATAACGGTGCTACTGGTTCGCAAGGACCATCTGGGTCAATGACATGGGGTATGGTCACTGGAATTAGTGGCAGTGTTGGACTTACTTCTGCAGGAAACGGGAGTGTTGTGCCTGCAAATAACGGCGCGCCTGCTACGGTTACCATACCTCTTGCGGCTTCACAGCCATTTATTACTGCCGGGACTCAAATGCAGTTTATAAGAAAAGGTGCAGGTGGAGTTCAATTTATTCTTGCCACCCCAGCGGTTCAAGTATATTCCCCAGGTGGACTTATCGGGGCTGGCGGTTTGGACACTATTGCGCAAACAGGTTCTTCTGTTTTATTAATCAAAGGACCATCGGAAGAGTGGTATCTATCCGGAGACTTAATTTAAACAATTTCTTTTTGTTTCATATAAAAAATAAACTATGGATAGTAGTACAGAAACAATAGAGCCTATAAAACTTCAGTGGATAAAGGGTGACAAGATAGGAAATGTTGAAACTGTAAAGGGTACTGATTCTGAGTGGACTACTTTTGAAAGTGGCGCTAGAATATCTTCATCATTGATTAACGAGTTTATGATTCCTATTGGATCATATGATCCTGTACTAGATTTTGATTCGGCTACTTCAGAAGTACCTAGCGTACAAAGAAAACGAGAATCTTCTCCTCAGCAAAAAAGCCCAATCAGAATTCTTTTTGATAAGCAAAAAAATGCTGATGAAGTTAGTCTAACTCTATCCTTACAAATAACAGTTCCTAAAAAGAATGTTTTTGACATTATGAGTGTTTCTTTTGAAGAAGACGAAGTAATAAAAGAACTCCGCTCGTTTATAGAAGATCAAATAAGGGATGAACGAGTTAAAGAAGCTATCAAAGATAGTGTATACTCCTTAATAGAGGAGAGATATATGTGATTTTAGCACATCAAATCCAGATAATATATAATAAAATAAACATTATGAATAACATACCTACAAGAAGAGAACGTAGAGCCGCGATGAAATATCAAGGAATCTTAAAGATGAAAAGTAAATTACCTTTTAGCAAATGGTGTGAATTTACAACTAACACGATTAAAGCCGGAAAGGAAATATTTGAGGCCAATAAAGATCGTATGGAAAAATCTATCGGAGAACAACTTGAAGCAATTGAGGCTAAGCTAATTTCATCATGGAGAGAGATGGGTTATAATGACTCCGAGATCGAGCAGTTAAGAGAAGCTAATGCAATCTTAACAATAAGAGATATGGAAACATGGAAAACTGATAAAAAGGTTGCCAGAAAAATAATGAAAGAAGTTCACCAAGGATTATTAAGCAGATCAAATGGTTAAGATAGTTTTAGAGCCAGCCGGTAACGGTGTTATAAAAAGAGTCATTGACGATAATCATGGCGGCGGTAGAGAACAATGGACCTCAACTGAGGTTTATGAAGACTCTAAACAAGACGATGATAGACATCAATACATTATGAGATTCTTTTTTGACTTATGCGAGGATTTAGGAATGAATCTGGGTAATAAGTTTAGTAAAGATGTTATAACAATCAGAACCGAATGGGGCAGCCATTTTGAACCATCTGAAAAGGAACTTGAATCTAAAATAAAAGAGCTTGAAGCAGAGCTTCAATCCCTTAAAGAATGCAAGAAGTCTTAGAATTTTATTTTGTTTACTCAAAAGATGCAGTAAAGATTAAGGGGTTCATAGATTCGATACCTCGTAACATTGAGTGTATTAATTACATTGACATATATAATAAGCTAGCAAAAAATGATTACTTTCAATCCGAACCATCGGATGCAGTAGTATCTTCATACCTAATGAGACAGCTCCAAACTGCTGTTGGTAGAAATTCAACCATGAATATTTACTATGTACTAGGTAGTATAGAGAAAGATGTTATAGAAGGTATTCAATCATATGTAAAGACATTAACGGATCGTGATATAGAGTTTAAGATTTATCATACATCTGAAGTCCAATTAAACGGTATGAAAAGACTCTTTTGTGATATCATTCCGTTTGAAATTGATTATTAATGAAAGCTCATAGAATATTTACTAAAGGGCAGATTGTCTATTGCCTGTTGTCATCTCACAACAGACCAAATGTTCTATTGCCAGTAAAAGGCTTAATCATTGATACTGCATGGGATCCGGTAAATCCTTTGTATAAGATTAAGATCATTAAGATGTACGATAATATGAAATTCTTAAAGTCATATTTCTTTGATATGAATTTTAGATATGAATTTGATAATCGTGCTAGAAAAATGCCACTTAAGAAGGAAGACTTTAAGACAACCCGTTCTTTAGAGGAAAGATTTAATCAACATGATGCTGAAAGATTCTATGTTATTGTTGAATCTGTTATGTGTTCAAAAACTAAAGTTGATCTTGGACAATTATTTGAAAGAGTTCAGTTTTACATCATATCAAAAAATCTTAAAGAAATTAGAGAATCGGCGGTTAGACCATTTCTTAATGGTGTATTTTCTCTAGATAGTACACAAGAATTTGACATTAGGTTTAAAAAAGGATGGTCAGACCGATTTGAAAGGTTTCAATTTGATATTAATAAGTATCTAACCAGCCTTAATTAAATATATAGTAAAAATAGTGATACATTGTGGCTAGGGAAATTATATCAAATCTTAATAGTGCTCTCCCAACCGGGCCTAATTCTAATAATGCTGTACCTTTAGGAGTTTTTGGCGGAGAATCAGTCGGTTTTGCTTCTGATGTTGCCGATTCTGTTGGACAAACTTTTTATAGTAAAAGATTTGAGCCTGATGCATATACTGTTGCAAAAGGTATGGATGCGCCAGTTCCTAGATCTATTTTTAATGAATATGCTCTATTTAACTTTAGAGGTATGTATGGTGGTTTAACTGGTGGATTACCTTTTAGTTATTTTCTTGATGGTCCGGATAATCCTTTAATGGGAGGTGAGGATGCTCATAATGTATCTATTGCAAAAATTGTTGAATTCTTTGATACACATTATCCTAAGATAGCATATAAATATCAAGACTTTTTGTACTTAAAATATTATAAACAAATACCGGTAAATCATCTAGTTACATTAAGAAGATTTCCAACACCTGTGAATGATAACATTTTTGATATTACTCTACAAACGGCAAGCGGCGGTGGGACAGATGCAAATGGGGCTACCATTCCAGTTGCAAATGAATCCGTACCGGGCACTCAAGTAGCTGGGGTTACTGCTGTTACATATTTGGGAGAGACTACGGGTAATAAACTCGATGACATACTAAAGTTTTCATATGGGCTAGAATTTAAAGAGGTAACAACCGAAATGGAAAGTGTTCAGGCAACTGATGGTGGTTATACACAACAGCCTTTTTATCAAAAGAGAGGTGTTGTTGGGCAGGCTGCATTAGATACATTAAAGGGTGTAACCGCGGGTACAAAATTTAGACGCCAACAGTATGCAGATGGTGTAGACCGATTTAGTACAACATATGCAAATTTTGTGATTGGGCCCGTTAACGTAGTTAATAAGACTAATGTTAGGGACAGAGGGATTAAGTTTACAAATGATATTAAGCTTAATTTTGAATATGAGTTAAAGTCATTGAATTATGTTAATCCTAAAATTGCAATGATTGATATCATAAGTAATATGTTAACTATGTCAACTAATAATGGGCAGTTCTTTGGTGGGGGTCACAGATATTATGGGGCTGGTGGTTTTGTTGCAAGTCAGTTTGGTGACCCATCAAAATTAAGAAACGGCGATTTTGCTGGTTATATTGGTTCTGTTGTTGGGGATGTGGAGCGTGGGTTTAAGGCAGGCTTTGGAGATTCTAATGGAAACTTTGACTTAGAAAGTTTTATTAAGGGTGGACTTAAGGTAGGTAAAACTCTTTTAGGAAATCTATTAGGAGGCTTCTTATCAGACAACGTTGGATCTGTACCAGGCATGACAGCAACAAAGGCATTCATTAGTGGTGACCCTACCGGTGATTGGCATTTAACGGTTGGTAATCCACTTAATCCAATCGTAATGATGGGTAATATGTATTGTGATAATGCTACTATGACATTAGGGCAAGGTTTAGGTTATGATGATTTTCCAATGGAGGCTAAATTTGAAATTGATCTAAAGCATGGTAAGCCTAGGGATAAGGGGGATATTGAAAATATGTTTAATGGTGGTAGGGGTAGAATATATGCATCTGCCGCTGGTGTAAAAGATATTCTAAACTTAAGAGGTGTAGATATTGCAACCTATGGATCTGTAAAGGCGGGAACTGTTAGTCTACAAAGTACTCAATCAGGTGCTCAGGCAGGTAGCATGAATAATAACCAAATAGGAAACATTGATGGGAGTAAAGCAAAAAATAACTCTAAGAATAGCCTATTTACCGATGCCGATTCTCAATATGTAGAGAATGTGGTGTCTCTGTTTATTGACTCATAAAAAAAGATAGAGATGAATATAAGATCATTAGCATTAAAGAATAAATTAGTTGATGAAAGAACTGGTGAGTTTTATTTTGACTTAACGGCTCCATCATTTATTTATGATCCCGGCTTAGGTGTAAAGGCATTGCATTATGTTATGCCCGATCAAGCAGGTCGCATCGATAAGATATCAGAAATCTATTTTGGTAATGGGGAATACATAGATGCTATTTGTATTGTAAATAATATCTTTAATCCGTTTAGTATACAAGAAGGTGATGTTATTTTTATTCCTAATCTTAATAGACCTGATCTGGTTTATCAAAGGCCTAATCCTGCATCTAGACCAACAACTCCACAACAACCGTATATTGATACAGGCAGACAATCCGAAAAGGATCAATCAAGAATACAAAGACTTGCAAAGAAGGCCCAAGAAAGCCCAGCTGGGGTAAAGACACCTTTACCTCCTAATATGTTACAACCTGGATCTGCTGCTAAAGTTTATGAAGGAGGTGAAATTTTATTAGGTGCAAATTTACCATCAAGAGGAACTACATATGTGCCTGGAAGTAAAATAACAAACAACAATCCATAATGTCAGCAGTTGAAAGAAACATATTAAGTATACTTGAACCTACGATAGTGCTGGATGAATTGAAAATTACTGATGTTGAAAGCGGTACAGCAAATTCAGGCGGAGATGCTATTAAAGAACCACCTTCTAAGTTTCTTAATATTATACCGCAGATAAGAATTAATCAATACGATATTGGTGATGGTCGGCTTGAATCATTTACTCTTGATTGTACTGGTTTTTATCCAACATGTAGATTTACATTTTATGATGAAGATGGATTATTTACAGCAAGACATTACCCTACAGATGGAGATATCATTCAACTTTATATAAGATCTGCTGGTGAGGAAACTACATTTAAACCAATAAGAATAGATTTTACTATTGAAGATATTAAGCCAATAGGTGGAGGTGGATCAACCAATCAATCCCCACAGTTGTTGGTTGATGGGAGAATGAATATTCCTAATCTTTTTACTGAGAATGTTGAATATTATAATTCTACTAGTTGGAATGCTCTATTAAAAATAGGAGAAAAATTAAAACTAGGATTTGCTTCAAATGTAGAAGATACGGCAGATGAACAGGTATGGACTAATCCATACGACACCGCTGAAAAATTCATACGTGACATTACTGCAAATTCATATCTTGATGAAAATTCTTTTTTTAATTCATATATAGATCCTTATTATAATTTAACTTTAGTTGAAGCTAATCGTTTGTTTGATGTAACAGATCAGGACCTAGAGGCATCTTTAACATATTCACAGAACTCAGGTGATACGTTCGGTGGAGGTTCTCCTGAAGCAGCCGAATACGATTCTCCTAATGTTTTAACTAATGTAATACAGGCATCAGGAACATCAAGATACATATCTACATATCAACAAATCAATAAGAGTGGTCAAATAAGTAAAGATAATGGTTATAAAAGATATACTCAATACTGGGATCTTACTGAAAAGAAATTTATAAGTGAATTTGTTGATCCTATTGTCAGTGAAGTACCAGGTATGATACCTGCAACAAAGGGGAGATTAGTTCCTGATGAAAGTGGTAACCTTGTACCAGAAGGTCCTAGAACAGAACAGGTTAAATATAAATATCTCGGAACGCAAGGTGATAATGTTCATCCTAATTTTTATTATAGTGCAATTCTTAATTTTCAAAACAATGCAGAAATTGAAAAATTTGGAATGGTGTTAGAACTTGATATGGTTAATCCTGCTCTTACAAGATATTCTAGAATTTATTGTCAGATTTGGGAATTTGCTCAACCAGTAAAGGATGTGTTATTGGCACCAAGTAATGATGAAAATGTACCAAGTGGAACACAAAGAAGAGCGGAAACTCCTGAAGGGGTTGGTAACGATGCATCATCGCAAACTGGCGTTATAAATGAATTCTTGTCAGGTTTTTATGTCATTACTGGTATTGATTATTTTTTAACAGAACCTGGACCAATTAGGCAAAGGGTACATTTAAGAAGACGAGAAATAGTACCTTCAACCTAAAATAAATAAAATAAATGGCCGAGTCAAATTTATATAGTCCACTTAATGATCCAGCGATTAATCCTTTTAGAAGAACTAGTTCTGCTAATGCGGATATTATCAAGAGATTTGTTACCCCGCAATCATCGGTTAGCGGAGGTGGAAACGGTGTCACGAGTTTAGATGATCCAACCTATTTAGGGTTTTCTTTAAGGTTTGATATAACAACCCCCTTATTCAACGGTTCTACTGTAGGTGATCCGTTTGACGAAAGCCCAAATATACCTGCTGGGGAATCTGCACTTGGATATCTTGTACAGGTTGGCCAAAAGCAAAGAGCCCAGTATTTAAGAGCATTTGTTCAAGGATTATTTGAAGTAAATAATACTCGTCCTTATTATTGGCAAACAATAGAAGGATTAAGTGATGCATGGACAAAGTCAAATAATATGATAGATCCTTTCAATGGATCGACTGATGATGAAGGAATTGCTATAGGCTGTTTGGAAGCTATTGATCTTAAGATATCTGCTATTTTTAATCTTTATAAAGCCGCAGTTCTTGATAATGCATATAACAGATTTGTTCTTCCAAGAAATCTTATGTATTTTGATGTTTATGTAGATGTATATGAAATAAGAAATTTTAAGTCAACCATTTCGTGGTTGGATAAAATTGGTAGTTTAAGAGGCGGCGATCCTTTACCACAAACCGATGTAGATCGTTTTCTAAATAGTAATACATCAAGAATGACATTTAAGTTTTCTGATTGTATGTGGAATATAAGTGAAACTGGTAAAATATTTGAAAAAGTTGCAAATGCCGGCGCTGCCGGTGCTAGTATTGAAATGGCTTCAACATCAATGAAATGGAGTTATAGAAGACTTAGTATAGAGGGTCTTTTCTCTGGGTACGATAAGACTGTATCTGATTCTACTGCTAGTCGCGGTAGTGGAGGAATAGGCGATGCTGTTAGAGATGCAGCAAGAGAAGCTGCACAAAATGCAGCAAACTCTGCAATAGAAAGAGCAAGACAAGCCGCAGCTGCAAGGGTGCAAGGTTTACTTTTAGGAAATGCATTTGGATTAAGAAATCAGGTTTTTGCTGCATTATCTAATCCAGGCGCATTGGCTGCAGCTGCAGCCGGTGCGGGTAGAGCAATAGTTAATGCATTTAGAGAACGTACGCCTTCTGGTCCAGCATTAGGTGATAATCCGTTAGGTGATCCTTTAGCTATACCGGTTTCTTTACCTTCTGAAAATCTATTTCTTGGGCAAGGTGAAGTTGAAGGAGGTCCTTTAGATTCTACTAATCTTTTTGGCCCTGGTCCTTCCGGGCCGCCACCGCTTGAACCTACAAATGTATTTGGATAATGGGAAGACTAACTACTAAAGAATTAAGAGCCGATAATTTAACAGGTACACAATGGGTAGGAATAGTTGAGGATAATGTAGATGAACTATTTGAAGGCCGTTGTCGTATTAGGGTATATGGTAAGATGGACCAAAGAATTGACCCAGCAGATCCTACTAGTGATTTTGTTTTACCTAAAGAAGCTTTACCTTGGGCCAGGCCTTCTGTAAGTTCATCAGGTGGTAGTAATAGTGGAAGCGGTACATTTTCTATTCCTAAACTAGGAACTATTCTAAGAGTTACATTTGATAGTGGTAGTTATTATTCTCCAGTATATCATGAGAGTCTTTATCCATCTGACGAAGTAAAAGCAGAGATACAGGCATCTTATCAAAATTCACATGTACTTATTTATGATACTGCATTTGGATTAACAGGTGGCGGTAATGAAGAAGTTACAAATGAAAGAGAAGGTGAAAGTATTAAGGTTTTCTTTACTGAAGAAAAGGGTTTAATGATGGACTATACAACAGCAACAGGTCCAACTACCGTTAATATTAAGCCAGATAATTCGGTTGAAATCATTAATGCCAATGGTGATAAAATAGTTATGCTAAATGACGGTAACATTACATTTACTCATTCTGCAAAGTTCATAATTAATAGTACCGATAATACAGAGATCAATTGTAAAGATGCAATCATTAAATGCGAAAACATGATTGTTAATCATTCAACATCCATTGAGTTAGGCCAAGGGGCAAGTGAAAAATTAGTATTAGGAGATTCATTCTTAAAGCTATTTAATCAGCATACCCATATTGGCAATTTAGGTGCTCCTACAAGTCCACCTATAGTTCCAATGACACCTGCTCAACACTTAAGTAAGAAACAAGTTAAAACAAAATAAGATATGCCATTAGTACCAGTTACATTAAATGTTGCATTAGAACAGGCTTTTGATAAAGCAATGTTTGTATTTGCCGAAACTATTGCAAATAGCCCCCAAGGAACTGATGTTGCAGATAAGGCAAGAAAGGCCGCGGCCAAAGTATTTGCTAATATAGCAACTCCTGCAATTGATGTTTACATCAAATCTGCAACTATTACAATTCCGCCAGGACAAGTAGTTTCATCTGTTGGGCCTACGGGTCCGGTGTTAGGAGCTACAACAGTACCATCTCCACCTGCAATTATTATTTAAACAAATCCTATCTTGCTAGGTATAAATAATAGTTTGACAAGAGTAATATATAATCTATAGATAATCTTCTAAATAAAAAAACAATGATTGAACAAGAAATTACGATCCGCGTAAGCGATGACCCGTTTGACACAAAAACATTTAAAGTTAGAGTACCTAAAGGAACAAAAATATTAAGCACAGAACCTTACGTAGTTGAAGCATTAGCCCAATACGGTTTAATGGAATCTGTTGAAGACCAACTTAGGTTATGTGAAACAAGACAATCGTATACTACTGAAGGTATAATCATTTCAATTACAAAAGATAAAGAAGGGAATAAGGTAAGCGCGTTAATTGATATTGGTACAAAATATACCGCAACGTGCTCTCTTCTTAAAGAACCTAAATCTATTCTTGAACAATTAACAGTTGGTATGATTGTTAATGTTAAAGTTAAACCCGGTGCCCATGGTATGGTTTCTGCATCTATCTCTGATGCAATAGATGAGGTTAAGACCAATGAGATAATGAATTCAATTGGTGATAAAACTGTTGCATTTACTGGTAAAATTACAGAACTTATACATGGAGGCTATTGGGTTGAAGTAGGTGGAATTAAATGCTTTATGCCAGGATCATTAGCGGGATTAAATAAATTACATAATTTTGAATCCTTGATTGGCCAAGAACTTATAGTTATGCCAATTTCATTCTCTGATGAAAAAAATACAATTATTGTATCTCATCGAGCATATCTTAAGACTCTTATTCCAACCGCCCTTGATGATCTCCAAGAAAATATTAAAGAGCCAATTACAGGATTTGTAACAGGTACAACTAAATTTGGTATATTTGCTGAATTTAATAGTTGCTTAACCGGTTTAATTCCAGATACTGTGCTTGATGATAAGACTCGAGAATTATTCCAACGCGAAGGTATTAAGCCAGGTGATCCAATATCATTCTGGGTACAAGAAATCATCTCTGATAAAAAGATCATATTAACCCAGCAGGGGCCACGTGAAGATTTATGGGATGGTGCATCTGATAAGTATAAACCTATGATGGTTACATTAGGAACCGTAACTAAGGTTACCAAATACGGAGCCTTTGTTGAATTAGAAAAGGGAATTAGTGGTTTAATACATAAGACCAAAATGAAGGATACTGAACTAAATCGTGGTGATAAGATTACTGTTAAGATTTTAAGTATCAGTCCTACTGATAGAAAGATTGCAATGGCATTAACTGACTAGTTGTAGAATATATAGATTAAATATCATAATAAATTATGAAAAATCGTCTACTTAAATATAACGAGTTCTTGGTTAATGAGGCAAATAAGTCTTATGATAAATCTTCATGGAAAGATTTTCTTTCTGACTTAGAGAACAACGGTTGGAAAACGAAGGAAAGAACTGCAACGCATATTAAGGTTTTCAAAGGAGATAAATCTGTTCCTAGTTCATTTAAAGCATTTAAGGGGGAAGATCATAAAGATATTAAGGATTTACCTAAAAGAGGTGAATTGGAAATTCATCCGAGCCAATATGAAGGTACTTTAGATTGGGTTCTATATGATGATAAAGGTAATAAAGTTTGGGCTGGCGATTATCCAAAAGCCGCAAGAATAACTGCTTCCCAATTGGATAATGAAATATGGGCAACTATTAAGTTCTTGATGAACGGACCCTTATAATTACCGACTAACTGTCAGGTTATTAGAATATATAAACAAATTAGATAGTGAATGTATTCTAACGAACAACTTAATGCAATCTATTCTTCTAACATAGGATTTGAATTTGAATTCTTTGCAAATGAAGATATTCAAAAGGCAAAGGATAGTATAGCAAATACTCTTAATAAGAAGATCCGAATAGAGGAAAAGGCCCATAGTGATTTTGCTCCATCGGGGGATGTCTTTAAAATGGAACCCGATAACTCAGGTGGAACTGGTATGATTGAACTAGTAACCGGTTCGTTACCATTTGTTGAATCTAAACTAATCCTTGCAAAAATGCTAAAGTGGATAAGAGAGAACGGTTCTACTAATGATAGGTGTTCAATACATGTTAACATTTCATTTGATGGTAAGAAGTTAGGTCCTGTTGCTAATATGACAAAATTAGATATTGGTAAATTTGTACTTAACTTTAATGAGGATAAAGTATATGAAGCATTTCCAAATAGGAAAGATTCGGTGTATGCTAAGTCCATTAAGTTTATCATACCTCTTAGTGGAATGACACAACCTTCACCGGAAAGAGCATTATGGAAGAACTATATGTTTGTAAATGAAAAGTATTATGGAATAAATTTTACAAAGATTCCAAAAGGATACATTGAATTTCGTTACTTAGGTGGAGCTGATTATGAAAAGAAATATTCCACAATTTTATCTATGATGGAGCATTTTATAACTTCATTATTTGAAACTCTTGATAATCCTGCATACAGTCCTGACGACATTAAGAAACTAAATCTTGTTCTTGAAAAGCATAGAGGGGTTGTACAATCATATAAAACATACGAAAAGTTTAAGGAGATCTTTCCTAATATTAAATTAATGGTTGATCTTCAATCTGCAAAACAGATTGTTGAAATGTACTATCCTAAGATTAGAGAAAAAGTATTTGAGCTTTTAACTAAGGCTGATATGGATAGCGGATTAATTAACTATGATTCCGATACAGGAAGAATACAGATTAAAGACGCAGATCTTAAAAGATGTTTTGAAATTACTGGTGTAGATATCGTTGAATGTAAAGTAAAAGGAAACATAAAGGGCTGTGATATTTTTGATTCTGAAATCCATGATGCTTCTCTATTCGAATCAAATGTATTTGGTGGAAGTACTGTAACTGGCTGTAAAGTTGAAGATTCATATGTAAGTCGAAATGTTATAGTTGATAACTGTTATGTTTTTGGACACAGAGGAGTATTCAGCGGCGAAATGGAAGGTGGCATTTTTAGACAAGGTAGAGCTACCAAATTTGCAATGTTTTCAGATTCAACCGAAATCATAGAAGTAGAAAAAATTGATTAAAGAATATGGCTTATGTAAACTGTAACGATCCTAGTTCACAAGCATGTTTAGATGCTCTCATTAAGGAGATTAATGATGACTTAACAATAGGTTGTCAGATTCCTTTTACGGTTCCTAAAAATGAATTGGCAAGAATCATAAATAGAGCAAAGGACTATTTTTATAAAATATATGAAGATAGTGTTGAGGAAATGTATATTGCATTACCTGCAACTGCTTGGAATAAACCTAGCTTTAATAAAGGCATTGATGATTCTAGCGATACACTATCAAGTTCAAATGTAAATAGCACAAGAGGTGTCGTTCCAATGCCTTCAACCGTTTTCTCTGTTAATAATGTATTTGAGTGGAATGGGTTTGGTGGTGAAGATGGTGGATTTGGTAACCGTTCATTTTCTGCAGGTGACTCTGACTTTTCAATTGATAAATTTATCTATTCAGATACATACGGTGCCGGTATCGGTTCGGAGAACTTAATGTATTATGTAATTAACTCTAGCTTTATTGATACTGCCAGACAGGTTCTATTGCCACAAATATCATATTCATACAATAGGTTAACTCATAAGTTTAGATTCCAAGGAGAACTTCCTACACATGCATGTATATTCCAGGTTTATAATACAATTCCAGATTGTGCATTATTCCAGGATGAAATGTTTATCAGATATTGTATTGCTAAGGCAAAGATGCAATTAGCTAGAATATTAGGTACCTTCTCGTTTAATCTACCCGGTAACATTACTATAAACTATGATATGATTGCTACTGAAGGTAAGGATGAAATTGATGCTATTATTGAAGAGATCAAAGGCGATGAAGGGGTTGATTACTTCTACACAGGTTAATTTATAATATAAGACCGGTAAATTTTTAAGAGAATATATATTAAAAGAATATTCTCTATGATCAATGATATTTATAGTAGAGGCCCAGCCGAAAACAAATATACGTCAAATACAATTGACGTAACGGATGGTATATCTCAACTTATCTTGAAAATAGAAAATGTTTTATTTACAAGAAGAGGCGATGTTTTAGGTGTTTCCGAATTTGGATGTAACCTTGAAGATATGCTTTTTTCAATTGTATTAAACGAAGCGGTAATTCAGCAGAGAATAGAAAGTCAGATCCAATCCTATTGTCTTGTAGATGATGCAAAATATGGTATTGATGTTAGAGTATCTTTTTTCGAAGCAGAAGGAAGAAACGGCGCTTTGGTTGATATCTTTATAAATGAACAGCGAGTAATTGGAGCACTTTTCTAAAAATATTATAGTAAATGTCATTCTTTAGTAAAACAAGATTAAAGGCAAAGGAGTTATTCTATGACTCGTTTGAGTTTCTTCAGAGAACATATGATCAGGCAAATGAGGTGTTTACCCCCGCATCACCATTTGGGCAACTTTTAACTGTTGTTGCAAACTTAGGTGAGATGATTTTTTATTACATTGAATCTGTTGCAACAGAACTTAATATTTATAGAGCAAGAAATATTGAATCCATTTATGGTCTTTCTAGATTAACTGGTCATGATCCTACCAGAGGTATTTCTGCTAGTGGTGTAATTGGATTAAGACTAAATACAAGGGCAGGAAATCTCTTCAGTGGTGATTATGTACAAATATTAAATGGTGCCAAACTTGAAATTGGCCAAAATGGATTAACCTATTTTATTAAATTTGATAGTGACTTTATAAGACTTGAGAAAACAAATAAACAATTCATTAATGTAGAATTAATTCAAGGCGAAATTGATTCACAAACCTTTACGGGAAGTGGAGATCCTTTGCAAAGTTATAACTTAACTACAAAAGAACCGACCGATCAATACATGGTTACATTAACAGTTGATGGTGAAATATGGAAGAAAGTTGATTCTCTTTATGATATGGGACCTGGTCATAAAAACTTTATGTGTAAGACTAGTGTTAACGGTGGATTAAGTATCTTTTTTGGAAATAAGCAATTTGGATATCCTCCGCCGTTAGGATCATTAATCGTTGTTACTTATGTAAAGACTAGAGGATCCGCTGGAAATATCGGTGGAAAAAATCTTGATATTAAATTTGTTGATCCAGGTACTGATTATCTAGGACAGGAGGTTGACCTAAATGAAGCCCTTTCATTAAACATTGTTAGAAATCCTAATTTTGGTTCTAATAGTGAAGACCCTTCATTTACACGACTTATTGCTCCGTATCAAAGTAATTCATTTGTTTTAGCAAATCCTAATAATTACATTTACTATTTAAGTAAGTATGATTTCTTTTCTTTTATAGATGCATATAATACAAAGGACGACAAATATATTAATGATGATAACATCGTATATCTTTTTCTCATTCCTGACATTAATAAGAAAATAACAAGCGATAAGGATTATTTTAATGTAGCACTCGAAGAATTTACTTTAACACAGGATGAAAAGGATCAAGTGATTGAAATCTTAAATAAGAGTGGTCGACAAGTTGTTACCGCCGAGGTTAGAATAGATGATCCTATTGTAAAGAAGTATGCTATTAATGTGGTTACTCGTTGGATTGAAGGTTATGATAAAGATCAATTAGTAACAGCAATAAGAAGCACCCTAAATGATTATTTCTTAAAAGTTAATAGAAGAGATCGCATTCCTAGATCTGACTTAATTTCATTGATAGAAGATATTCCTGGCATCGATTCAGTTAATCTATTCTTTATATCTGAAGAAAATGAAAAAGCCATTAGAGATGGTTTCTATTTTGTTCCGGTATATGGAATTGATCCAGCAACAGACCAAAAGGTTTTAATTGAAAATAAAAAGATCGTATTAATTGAAGGAGAAGATCCTCAATTAGGATTAGATGAATTTGGTGATATTGTAATAGAATCAGGCGACATAGTTGTAATAAGAGGTGGATGGGAAGATCGTAACGGAACATATTTTGAAGAAATTCCTATTAAAAATGGTATAGGATCACTTAATGTATTCTTTAAAAATGTTACAGCTGATAATCTTTATAATAAGACACAACAGGAAAGATTTGATAAGCTTAAGAGAAATAGAGGAACTACTATTGCAACGGGTAATAATTCAAGATCAACTAATACCGGAAGATTACTGGATAATACAACACAAAAAGTAATTAAGAATTTATAATGAATCAGTTAACCGAGAAGAGAAGAGGATTTGAAAGTCCTTATAAAATTGCATATGAGGAAGGGTGGGAGTTGAAAAACACTGGATTTGATTATGAAGAAAAGTTAATGGTTAAATCATTATCCCCTTATATGTTCCAAAACGAAAGGCTGTCAAAATTTATTCTTGAACATCTCCAACCTATAATGGTGTTCTTTATAAATAAGGTAAAGTTTCTAAGAATCTATTATAATTTTGCAGTACCTAAAGACTATCAAAAAATAAACTAATATGAATCGTTGGAGTCACATATACTTTTTTGATAAGAATGGAAAATATTATAACTTTGATTACGATCAAACTAATGATATTTGGACTGGAAATGTTTACTTGCCACAAGTATCCACTGGATTATTTGAGGTAGGTCAACTATTTATTCTTCAAGAATTTATAGATTCTTCAACAGGTCTTAAGAAATTTGGATATCCTCATTCATACGATCCTCACCCTGTTACTGGTCAAACTGGTTTTACTGGTCAAGGTAATACTGGAAGTTGTGATTGGTTAGCAGAATGGGAAACCACAGACCCCGAGGCAATCTTCTTATTTCAATTTGATGAGAATTTTGTAACAGGCACAAACTCAGCATTAAGCATAGAGGTTGCAGGTCCGCCGTTAGTTAAGTATGATCAAATAGCAATTCCTTTGGATTATGATCCTGGGCAGTTTGTAGATTCTCAAGATTATATTGTAACATCTGAAATTAGACCACAAGTTCTTCAAATTAACTTTACTATAAACTCGGATGAAGAAGATACCTTTAAAAGAACTCTTATCATTAGGGATGAATGTACCGGTACAACCGTTGCAAAATTAACTGTCTTTGGAGAAACTATAGGTGAAGATGAACGTCTTAGAACAATGACAGAAAACTTTGGATATAGTATTGCTCTCAATGATACTCATATCTTTAGAGATACTAATATCTATGAACAGAGACCGGACTTTATTGAGTTAAACCGAAAGAGAAAGGAACTTATGATGGAAGGTCATAACATTTACCCTTTCATTGGTTCATATAAAGGTCTTATTAATGCAATTAACTTTTTTGGATATAACAATTTACAAGTAAAGGAATTTTGGAAAAACATTAATAAGTCATCTCCTAGATATGGAAAGTATATTCAATCTAACGCCATAAATCTTTTTGATCCTGAGGTTAACTATAATGATATGACAATTACACTTCCTAATAAAAACTTTAGGAAGACCAGTATGTTTAGTCTTATCTATAAGATTAATCAGGTTAAGAATGGCTTTTATGATGAAGACGATCTCCCACAAACAGAAGAAGTATTTGATTATACATTGGAAGAGGTTCTTATTAAGCTTTTTGGATTAAAGAAAAAATTAGAAAAAGAATTTCTGCCACTTAATGCTCACATTAAAGACATTACTGGTGAGGCTGACTTTTTTGGATTAGCTGAATTAACTAATACAATAAGTAGAAACGATAAAAGAAATATTCAAGTAGGTATAGCGGCCGACTTTAAGGTTAGTCCTGATGGTTGTACATATTTAGAAGACCTAAGAAACTTTGCAGATTTTTGTTATCAGCAAGAAGGGATTGTAGGTAATGCAATAGTTAACTTTTGTAATGCTTATGTTGCTCCACTATTAGCATATGCCACAGGCGGTGGTAATCCGTTAGGCAATAGTTCAGGAGTACAGACATATAGAAACTTAGTGTTAGGACCTTATAATAATGGTGATCCATTACCGGCTCCACCAATTGGCCCTGATCCTAATAGTATTTTAGGAGCTCCTTTTGGTGCTCAGATTTTTACTATTAATGATATTGCAAATGTATATGCTTCTTACTTTACAAGGTATTCTCCTAGTACTGTAACTGCGCTAGCCGATAAACCAGGAATTCCTGTTGGTGCATTGGTGGTATTAGAAAATACTTCATTTGGCAACTTAACTTGGGATAACATTGAAATGACATGGAACCAGGTATCAAATGCAAATACATTTCATACATTTGATTTTGATCCACAGGGTGCCAATGTTGGTGATGAATTTAGAATATATGATCCTGTGACAGGTTCTCAAGCATCATATATCGTTCAGCCTGGTGATACTGATAATACAGTAACCACTGCTCTCTATAACCAGTTGGTAAACCTAAAGAACAATTTTGTGACTCCTTGGCTATTCTTTGATATTAGTCAAGTAACATTGGCTTCCGGTACAGCAATAAGACTCTATGGAAGTAACACACAAAATATTCAGGTTGAGGTTATTCGTACACCGGTAAGTGGAGCCGTATTCTTTAAGTTTGATAATCCTGGTGAAATTCTATATACTTGGAATTCAATCCAAAGATCGAACTTTAGTGAAATTGAATGGACTATATTTAAAGAAGAAACTGAAACATCACCTGAATACTTTTTTACAATCAGAGGACCCATAAACATTTACAACAGTTTACCAATAACTTTACCGTATGTTGGTACATATAATGTTGAAATGAAATTATTTGATATGTATAATAACATATCATCTATTGTTAAGTCAGATGCAATATGTATAGATAGTAAAGAAGTAGAATATTCTGGCTGGTATCAGGCTAGAAAGTATGAATATACTTGGCAAAATGAAGGTAAGTGGAAATGGGAAGATTATGGTTCCATGTGGAACCTTCCTATTGAACCAAGCGTGACATGGGATGAAGAAACACCAAGTTTATATGATTCTCTTGATAGAGTTAATGCAATCTTAAATACATTTGGCTTAGGAGTTTCTCCAAACTTTAGACTATTAAATTATCAGGACAATGGAAATACTAGTTTTGTAGGTCCATATTATTGGGATAACCTTAACACCGGGAATTGGAATGATACTTATCATTTGTGGTGGGATCTCACTGCAATAACCGGGGATACACCAGCGTTCTTCCAATTTAAAGAAATTGTTCCATTTTCGTATTTGAGAGTTGTTGATCTTAAAGGTAATACAGGTTCATTTTTCTTTGATCCTGCTTTAACTACATTATCTCAAGTTGCAACACAACTTAATTTAAGCAATGATCCTATTCTTAATAAGTATGTATATAATGTAGTACTTGATGCTACAAGTAATGAAAAGTTTATACAAGCAGTATCAAGATATTATGGCCAATATGGTGATTGGGAAGATGTTGATATTGTTGATGTTAATGGTGATAGGATATGTGCAGCAACTGGTACTCCTACTGGTGTTACCGGAAATACTGGTCAAACTGGTGTTACCGGAAATACTGGTCAAACTGGAACTGGTTGTGAAAGCCTAGTTTATAGAAAAGGTTTACATAGATCAAGTAATCCTACTTGGGACACTGCAAAGTTTATTAACGATGGAAAGACTCTTCCTAAAATGACATGGATCATGTTTGTATATGATAAATGCAAAATAAATGGAAAAGGTAAACCTAAATGGACAATACGAAATACTTCTAATCCTAACACACCTAATATATATTTTGAAAGCAAGTACTTAACATACCTGTTTCAAAATCCCGGTAGATACGAGATAGGCTTAGAACTAACAGATTCTAATGGGAATAAATATAAAAAGGAAAGAAATATCCTAATCATAAAATAATAAAAAAAATGGCTATAAGCGTAACAGAAATTCTTGGAACCGATTCATTATCTGGATCAAGATTGGTTATCAACGATAACTTTAACATTCTTGCTAGTGAGATTAATGCAATGGAGGTTTACTTTAATCCAACTGCAGGAACTATTAACAACTTAAATGATGTTAAAACAGAATCATTAAGAGTAGGTTTAAGTACAGTATTACTTGACATTAATGCTAGTACATTTAACATATTAACTCGTGTTAATATGAGCGGTAATCTTAACCTAAATGGTGCTGGGTTATTTAGAAATGATGTTGATCCGCAAACACTTAATGATATTTTTGCTGGGCCATCGATGACTATTCAGGTAGGCACCAGTACTGCAATTCCACCTTACACTATTGAAAGAGTTGGAAATGCTAATACAGGTTCTCCTCTTAACATTTTACTTAATGATGGTTCAATTGGTCAAGAAATAATCTTTACATATGCTGAAGCTGCCACTGGTGCTGTTGCAATCAAAGGTGCAGTAAATGCTCTAATCTTACCGGGTGCTGGTGCAACACCAACAGTTACTTTGGATGAGAAAGGTGATTCTGTACATTTACTTTGTATTGATGATGGAACGGGTAATGGTGAATGGTATGTAATCGGTGGAGTTGGTTATACAATCTCCTAATAAAAACTAATAAGTTAATAGATGGCCACAACGCCTTTAATTAAAACGCCACAGGCAGACGGAGGAACTTTTTATACTTTCTCTTCAGCAGCAAGAGACCTTTCTAAGACTCTAAATAATGAGAATCTTAGGTTGGTCTTTTCTAAGTTTGCACTTCTTAATCTACCAGACTTTGATAGATTGGATACTTCTACGTTTAGTAACTATCAAAACTACATGCAGTTTGATACCATTGACGGTATGATTCAAAACGGCGGTCTTAAAGGTGATCCTAATGTTAACTGGGCGGAGAGTTTTCAAAACTATGCTCTTAACATAGAGGAATTAATTTTAAGTAATTCTGGGTATGATAATACCGTAAGAAGAACCGTTACTGAAAGAGTATTCTTTAAGTGGCTAAAAGAAACCGGTGCATTAAGATTTAGAACAGCTACTCCTTTAGAGAAAAGTGGTTCTGTTACTGGTGATCTTTTTGTTGAAGAAGATGAAATTACAACAGGTACGGTTCAATACAGGAGAGTTATTAAATATCTTGGCGAAATTGATATTGTAAATAATGTTGATAAAGCAGGTGAGGCTTACACTGAGCTCTACATTAATGTTCCGACCGAGGTTGGAAATACTCCTACTATTTTATTCCAAACAATATCTGATGCAAATTATCAACCTAGCTTAAAGATTCAAGGCGCTAGCGAATTTATCTTAGGAAGAAATGCCGCAACTATTCACCCACAGGGATTGGATATTTTTGCATTTTATGATTATGATCAACCTCTTTTAGGTGGTGGTCCTGCAGGATATACTGATCCTAACGCAAACTGGATGAACGAGACAACACCTCCTAATACAGTTGATGCATACTTTACTGAACCTATTACATTTGGAGATTCTACTAATGCTGATATTAGAAAATATCCTGCTGATTATGGAAGTCCTGCTGGTTTTTCCGGATCTGCTTATCGTAGAAGCAAATTAGATGGAATAAGCTTAGACTTTAATCCAACACATTATCAACAAATTGTTGAGGATCCTACTATCTCTACAATATCACAATTCAATGGGATTGATTTATCAAGCACATTTGAATTTAATGCGGTATTAGTTTACTATGATTTAGTTGATTTAAGTAATAATGCAAATACCGTAACCAACCTTTATGGTATTCTTTTACTTGATAACATTACACCTACAGTAGATGGTGGATTTATTCAAAGATATCCTAAGTATAAGCCGAATAGAGTTACTGGTCAAAATGGTAATAGCTATGGGTTTAAGATTAATCTTAGATTTGATGCTTCACCGGGTACCGCTGGTATTGATACAATAATCAATGATTATAATACTTTCTCTATGGGATTATTTGCTGATGCAACTGCACAGCTTCAAGAGTCCGCTAAAATCTTTCAAAGACAGCAAATAGAGATAAGTCAATTAGAACAAAGAGTACAGGGTTTAGAAAATAACATTGATGCTTTATCGAGTTCGGCTTCTTTACAAGCACAAATCAACAGTTTACAACAACAATTTGATAATGCATCGTTATCGATGTCAAATGGAAGTACACTGTTAGATCTTATCGCGAAAAATGCTGATGAGATTCAATCAATAGCAAACGGTAATGTTTCTGCTACACTGCAGTATAATACCGAGGTGCTAAGATCTGGTCCTGGAATATCATTAAATAAAAATACACCTAATCAAGTTAGAGTTGATCTGGTTACACAACAATATACATTTATGATACCGTTTGATGAAAATGGTAATGAGATTACTTCAAGTAATCCTCTTGATCTTAATGTAATATCGCCTAAGGTATATACTTCATTGGAAACATTTACTAATATGTTAAGAATAAGTACAATAAATTCTGCTGGCGGAGATCTATTAATTTACATAGATGATTCAAATATTCAATGGAAGACTGGTCAAACAATAAGACTTACATTTAATAACAATCTGGATATCTCTTCAAAGAATATAAGAATTTACACCGATTCATTAAATAGACTAAACCAAGGTGTGTACGGCGTTACCATCGGGGTTATTCCTAACAATGAAATCTCAACTAAACCTATTATTGAACTGATATGCACCGAACAAGGAGTATTAACTTTTGTGTATGATATTATCAAATAAATAATAAAAGTATCTAAATTAAATGGCTGAAAATAATTCAATATCAACACTGTTACCTGAACTGCTAAGACTTTTTAATAATTCATTAGAGAGTTTTGAGAGAGTGAATCAGGCAATTACTTCTAGTCAGGAGTCAGTTACGATAAACATACAGAATGAGGATGGGACACTATCTCGCTTGACCATTCCGTCATTTGGGTACTTAAAGAATTCTATTAATCGTTTAGATAATAACATACAAACCATAACTAATGTTAATGGTGGTGCAAGTTCAGTTAGACTTGCTGATGGTACATTTAGAAAATTAGTATTAGCTAAGCTTCCAACCGAGGCACCTAACCTAACTGCTATAAATTCTATTAATGAATTTAATATAAAGCCTAACTGGTTTTTTGAAGAACTTATTAACCCTCTTCTTTATATATCATTTGATTTAACCGGGCAAGTTCCTATTGATACAGAAAAGGCAATTATTCAAAGATATATTTTAGATGCTAATACTCAGGCTAAAATACAATTCTTTGAAAATACATTTAATGGAAAATCTGATATTGATTACTTTACATTTTTACAACAGATAGTAGAGAGAAACATATCATATGTATTAGATGAGGCCGTTGTTGATTTACCGCCAAGAACAAAAAGATACACCGGTAACTTTAGTGTAACTAGGATATCAGATATTACTTTTACTGAGGAGATTAATGGTGTTTCTGTCACATCTCAGAAGAAATCTTATAAGTTAAATAAGGTACTATATACGGATTCATTGGCTGACTTTGATGATACAATACAGCTAAAGGTAGGTGATAGTTTAGAAGTTGTATCTAACCCTGTTGATACAAGATACATTGTAAAGAGTGTTGATACTAGTACAAATTCAGTTATCCTTGATCTTGTTGAAGGAACTAAAGCAATCCAAATTGGGGCAGATGCTCTTAAGATTGGATCTGCTATAAATGATAATGTGCAGGTTGATGTTACTGTAGGATTTAATGAAAGATGTGTTGTATTCATTAAGCCAATTGATCCAGATTCTAAGATACCTTCTGTTAATTGGTCTCCTGGTGCTGGATTTTATACTAACACATTAACCACTATTGCTGCTGATGGCACGCAACAAACTTTAGCCGACTATTATCAAAAATATGCAGTTGACTTTGGTAAGTTCCTATTATCATTTGCACAAGATAAATTACCAACATCAAGAGAAGGATTAATTCCTAATTCACCATCTTTAGCTTCAACAGACTTTAAGGTTAAGTTAGTAAATGGACAGGTAACTAATTCTGATGCAATTGTACAATTACAAGATCTTAATAACCAGAAAAATACACTTACATCTAGTCTTAAAGAATTAGATACTGCAATTTCTCAGTATAGATCAAAAATTCAAACTACTAATTATGTTACAAATGTTGAGAGGGACGCTGATAAGAATGCTCTTCAAGGTTTAATAACTGATAGAAGTACTCAGGCAGAATTATATGCATCTATAGTAAAAGAAATTGATGCAAACAGTAAAGACAACTCCGTAGCAAGTATTACACCTAAATATAGAGTTCGCGGTTTTTGGCCAATGCCTCAGGAGAAATCAACTCCAGCGACCGGGTCTCAATCTATTGTTAAGTTTAAGATAAGATATAGATATCTTTCACAGGACGGTGCGGCTAACCCAGTTGATCAATTTACTTTTGTAGATGGTAATAGTACTAGCCAAGGCGCATTTTCAAATTATGAAATTATTGAAAGCGTATTAAGACCACGATCAAAAAATCCAATTACTGGTCTTTATCAATGGGATCCTATTAATAATGATAATGCAGATGCTGTAAATATTAATCAGGTTGATCTTCCTATTAGAAAAGGTGAAATTCTAGAGTTTCAAGTTAAGTCAATATCGGAAGCAGGATGGCCATCTAATCCATTAGAAAGTGAATGGTCTGACTCGGTAAGAGTAGACTTCCCAGCCGATTTAAGTTCTGATAGTGCAGTTGAGGCAATACTTAATCAAAATAAACAAGACATTGCAAAAGTAAGTCTTGAGGAAAGTCTTAGAGCAAAAGGAATTGATGAACATTTAAGTAGTTCATTTACAGCAAATGAAAAATATTATGCTCATACTGCTACAGTTATTGCTTCAGGATTCTTGTCAGAGAGTCAAACACCAGTGGATCTATTTTCTAAACTAGTTGAAATGCAAGCTAGACTTGATGAATTCTCTGAAATTCTTAGAAATGCTGCAGGTGAACTTGTGGTTAATCTAATTGATGATCAAGGAAATACCATTGCAATTAAGCGTAATTCAACCACTAAAGTATTCGCAGGATTCTACTTTAATGAAGTTAAGAATCTTGATGATCCTAGAGGAGCAATCATTACAAAGACCTTCTTTATTAATCTTTCTAATGCAGAACAAACCGGTTTAAGATTAATTGCAAGAATTGCAGGATCTCGTACTCGTATGGTTAAGCAATCAGAATCACCTGGTTATACTAACAGTGAGGCGGCGTCAGGTTCTGTTATTTTACCTGCAACATATTCGTGGCTAGATAATAGTGCTGCTAATCAGAGTACAGGTAGAGCTACATTTGAAACGAATGATAATGACTATAATACAATTCGTAAATACGATTTGGCCCCATTAATCTTAACCAACCCAACAGTTACATCTGCTAATAAGTTTGGTCAAGATGTTTCATTAGCACCTTATCAATCTGCACAGAATAAAAATCAGTTTATATTCTCAAGATTTAAAGATGTTTCATCTGAGGAGACCTTTTACAATTACATAAACCCTGATGATGATTATACTTTTAACCTAGATACTTGTGAAAACTTTTTTCTAAAGGACAACTTCTCATCAACTATAACCGCAGGTGAATTTATCTGGGGTGGTGGATTTGATGCATCAGGCAATCCAACTACAGCTGCAGCATATGATTTGCCGCAAGGTGATGATAGTATAGAGGTACATATCAATCACCCATGGGTGGCCTCTTATGCTGCATATAGAGCTGCATATGTATATGTAACTGGTGATACAGCAACTTTACCTGCTTCATTAACATCTCCGATAGATTGTACAGCACCTACAGGTAATGGCACAGCTCGCGTATTATTTAGACATTCTAAATTTATACCATTAGCATCCGACCAACTTAAAGGTAAACAACAATCAATTTATCTAAATGAAAATGTTGCCGACTTAAATCAATTGGCATCAACAATAATTAACTTTAATAGCGGACAAACTCTTCAAGCTAGCCCAACATTAATGTTTATTCCTGCATTAAGTGATAATACAGATCCTAATTTTGTTGACTATTCAAGGAATACTAAAACATCATTTGAATCATTTGACCAGTATTTGCTAGGAAGACAAACATGTGGATCTTATCTATTCATATCTGCCGATGATCATGAAATGGTTCAGGTCGATGGAGACTCTGTTCAGTCTAGTAAGATCATTCAATTTGGAAGTCAAAATTCAATAAACATACCTATGGTATACCAATACAGAATGACTGACTATTTTGGTACCGGGTCTGGTTCGTCTGGTGGATTAGGAAATATAGCAGGAGATTCTACTGGTGCAATTACTAATTTAACATATGCTAAGAAAATTGGTTTTGATATCTGGCCAAATGCTGATAATGTTTATCAGTATGATATTGAATTATTTGCCAAATACAAATCTGATAACCTTAACGTTGACGTGTTCCCATCAATATCTGTTACAAAAGGACTTGGTGATCTTGAAAAAGTTATTTCTCAACTTAGACCAAGCGTAGTAGAAACTAAAGTTAACCAAACGGTTAAATCAGGTGGTGTTATTCAAGGTGGTTTAACTAGAGGATCGAGTCCGCAAAATTCATAATTAGGTTGTTATCTGGTTTTCACTAATCGTTTAGTGAATAAATAAAAAAAGTGATAATTAGATGGCAGAGCCTTTATTTGATAAAGCTTCATACAGTTTAGTACGTACTAATCCAAAATTAACTGGTAATGTAAAACTTGTATCGAATGGTAGTGATTTGTACCTAGAGTCATTTAGTGCAAATACACAACTAGCCTCATCTTCATTTAAGGCATTTAAGATAGATGGTACTTCAACATATGATAAGGATGTATTTAGATTTTTTAAGAATGGGACATTTCCTGCTGAATTAGCATATGAAGTATTTCAAGAGTTTCGTGATACGTCAGTTTTATCTTCATTTGATGGTCAATATGAAATGTTTTATGCGTATGGTACAAGATCAATTGCATCAGAATCATATACAGAAGATTTAGGTTTATTGGCGCCTCTTTGGTTAAACGAACAAATACCAAATTATTTTGTAGTTTTTAGATTAGATGATCCTTCTGCTGTTAATAATTATAATGCAGCATTTTCTAATAACGGGGAATCATCTGCTCAAACCGCAGAAGAATTTTCAAAGTTTGTTTTGCAAAATTGTACTGCAATTAAAACCTTTGATTTAAGAGAAACTTCAAAATTAGGTTCTTATCTTAGAACATATAGATCTCAAGATGCATTTCCTAAGGCGCCTTTAACAGTTAGTTGGAGACAAGATGAGCCTATAACATGGAATGGGATATCCTATTTTAATGGCGGGTTTACATCGTCTGGTAGCTTTTCGTATGATGATTTAATTACAAAGGATGCATCTATTATCCAAAATGAGTATTACATTACTCAAGGATTCCAAAGAAACGGTGTCTTATTGGCAAACCTAATAAACTTAGAGTTTTTATTTAGCGATGCCGATGCAGCAGATTATTCAATGAATAGGTATTTTGGATTGTATGTTAATGAAATAGAAGAAGGATCATTTAAGATATCAGGTACAGGTTTTTATGAGAGTACAGAGAAAAGCCAATTACCTAAAATTACAAATATTAACCAAGTATCACAATTTCTAAATACACCGTTTAATATAACAAACGAAAGAGGAATAGTCTTATATCTTGACCCATCATCAATAAACACAGTAACTGGTATTCCAACTCCAAACAGAGTAAATGAAGTTGAATCCATTTTCTATGTTAAAGATAAAGATGATCAATTTCATACGATAAAGAAGGGGTCCGTTTGGAGTACAAACCAATTAAGACTTTTTGATAAAAAACTAGATGTATCTCTTTTAGCAGGATATGATAAGCTTGATACTTTTGCAACAGCAGAAACCATAAATAGATTAGGTAAAGCTACAGCATATCTAAAAGTTATAGGAGAAATTCCAATTGGTGCTTCAATAACCTTCTATGATGGAATAAATCAAATAGGGCAAGTATCTGCAAATACATCATTAACATCAGGACCTGGAACTTCATTTGAAAGTTTCTTTAATCCAACAGGTACACCTGCCGAAATTGCATCGGCTATTTCTAAAGCAATTACATTTGGTATTAATGCAGATTCCAGATTTTTTGATTCTACTATAAATGGATCAACTGTTTATTTACAATCTAGGTTTGGTGGTAGCAGATTTAATAGACTTAATTTTTCTGTTTCATGGGTAGCATATCCAGAATTAATTGATTCTTTAGTTACATATCCTTTAACTTCTGAAGTAAATCCTGGTACATTTTTTGTAGGAGGAAACGATACTCCACAAGCTTTACTTAAAGTTTCAGCTGGAGACCAAGATAGATTTATAAAAGGCGATTATGTTAAATCTAAAGCAGGTTATGTATTAATATCCGATTGGGTTCCATACCTAGATGAACCTATTTTTAGCGGAAACGGTACACAAACTGGATATAGAGGAATTGATGATTATGTTATAATTACTTTAGATGGTAATCAAATTGAAGTTAGTAAATCTAGCCAAGTTGCTTTATATGCTGACTTTACTCCTAAGTTTGGTAGATTTTCATTATTCCCTATAAGAGATTTTGATTTTGATTTTTATGATAACACATATAGTCAATTAGGTGAGTTGAATTATGAAATATCAAGATATAATCAAGGTACACCACCGGCCACTGGGGTTACGGGCGTTACAGGTTCTCTGAATTATTTTGGTGTAAGCGATTGGCCTGATATTAGATCATTTTATAATGACGGTGGTTTTTCTAATCTTATTGGGCTACTTAAAGGTTCTGACCCTGATGTAAATACCGAAGTTGATATAGAATCAGAATATCAAAGACTTGAAGAAAATTACTTAAAGGAACAGGCTGTTGCATCGAGAGTAGTACCTTACATTAATAAGTGGTGTTGGTATGATGGCGGTACTGATGTAAGAAACAATCCATATAGATTAGATATTAATCTTGCATTTGGAATTAATAACTTTGCACCATCTCAATGGAATACTGGGAGATCACCTGATGGGTTTAGTCACGAGTGGTATTATCTTTGTGAGTTTCCTTCTTATTTTACGAATGATGCAATAAGAGAATCGTGGAGCTATTTTGATCAATCACCAACTGATACTTTAGGTGCTAACACCGGTACGTTTCAGCGAGTTGATAAAAACTATTTTGATGAGTATTTTATAGCGGACCGATTTGTTAATGGAAACAATATTAATCTTATTGATAGACAACTAAGATATGGGAGATTTTCTGGCGGTAATAAATTAAATTACGCAGAGTCATTTTTAAGAGGAGTTAGAATTATTGCAAAGAAGAAATCGTCAGGTGATGAAAAAGCAAACTTTAACGCTGATAAGCTTTCGTACATCAAGGATGGTTCATTTAATGATTATAGGTTCTCTGTTATGTTAATTCCTAATGAACCAGGAAAGCCAAAAAAGCAGATTAAGTTTATTAAAAATGAAAAGTGGAAAACAATAGTAATGTTGATTTTCATATCATTTGAAAATGAATGCTTAAATCCTGCTGGGAAGTCTATAGATAGAACTTCTCTCTATTCATTAAACAGTTCAATCCAAACCTTAACCGATTGTACGCCTGTAGGAAATTCATCTTATGAAAATTCTATAATGCAAGGCGCTATAAGTTTTACTTCATCTTCATTTTCACCAGCAGTCGGACAATATTTGATCCAAGGTATAAGTGACCTTGAAGGTAATGCTACCAGATTTATTAGAGATATTACAATAGGTTCAGGTGGTCAATATAATCCAATAGAGTTTACGATAGACGGTGACTTATATAGAATAGAGGGAATATCAAAAATCGTTTCAGATACTCAATTTTATGCAACAACTATTCTTAAGAATGGTTTATCTTTTACTTTACCTTCGCCAGCTCCACCTACAGTAAAACTTAAGTCTGCTGTTTATACATTAATAGGTGGTGGATTTAATGGTTATTTAAGTACGTTTGATAGTTTAAGTTTTGCAAATATAATTACTGATGTTAATTTAGGAAATCCTAATATCGTTTATGAAACTATTGATAAAAATGGAAATCAGGTTCTTGCAAGTGATGGCAGTCTTGCTCAAACTTTTTCAATTCAGCTAAGACCACAGGATGATATCCTTAAGTCAATATATGTTGGAATTTTACCTGATCAAAATAAGCCGACTATCTTTAACTTAACAGATATTATTGGTTATGATTTATCTCTATTAGATAAACCTAATCTTACCCCAATAGCTAGACATTCAGGCTGGTTTAAACCTTTGGCTAAAGATATTGTTTTCTTCAGAGACCCTTATGCCAATGTAGACTTTTCTAATGGTTATTATACAGGAACGACTGGAAATACTGGTGTAACTGGAAATACTGGTGTAACTGGAAATACAGGAACTACTTCAACAGGCAATCCAATACCTGATGAATTATATAAGTGGAAGGTATTTAATTTATGCAGATATTCAAATTCACAGTTTTATAGTCAGCATGAATTATTCGGAATACTTAAAAACTATTTTTATCATAAAGTAAACCAAGAAGATCCGTCAACGGTTTTAGAGTTATCTTCTGATAGCGCATTCTTAAGTCTCTATCCGCTAATTAATGAAGTAGGTATTGATTATAAAGATTATTACATTTTTTCATCTAACTGGGAACCTGGGTATTTTACAAAGAGTATTGATAAGTCTAAAATACAATCAGTTATTGGAACCCTTTCAATGCTTGAAAAGAAATCATTTTTTGGATCTAAGTATTTGAAAGTTCCTCAACAAATAACTCTTGAAACATTTATTCCTTCAGAGTATTTCCAAGATGCAATAAAGGATCCTAGTTTAATAGATGGAACGTTTATGTATAATGAAACTGTACCTTATGTTCAATTTTACATGTTTATACAAAAGAGATTAACCGAATATCTATTTAACTACATAAAGCCACAATTTGAAAAGTATGTTAATACTGCATTTGGATTTGGTGATATTACAACTCTTAATGATGATGTGAATAAGTATATTGAATTAAATATCTTAAGTCTTTATAAAGTAGGTAACATTGATTTTTATGTTAGATCATCCCGAGAAAAGACTGGATCAATTTACACAACAGCCGAATTAACAAATAGCGAAAAATCGGCAGCTGGGTTAAACATAAATCAGAATGTATCTACCAAGATACTTAATACTAATCCGTTTGATTTAAGCTTAATATATAACAAAAGGACTGGTTTCTCTGAGTCTTTCGGGTTCAGTGTTACAATAGTTAAAAAATAAAAAGAATAATGGCGATCACGATACAAGAATTAATAGCATCAGATACCATTTCACAGGCAGTAAACAAGATCAATTTTAATTTTGATCAATTATTGTTAAATGGTGGTGGTCCTGTTGGCCCCCAAGGTATTGCTGGACCTACTGGTCCGGTTGGTGGGAGAGGGCTACGCGGTGCTACTTGGTATGATGATCCTGTCGTTGCACCAGGAACAGATCCAAATACATTAATCATACCTACTGTTGAAGAGGATGATTATTACTTGCAATCTAATGGTGATGTTTGGCAATATAATGGAACTCTTTGGACATTAACAAATACTAATTTAGCCGGACCTACCGGGCCTTCTGGTTCTAGTTTTGGTTTTAATTATGCCGGTGGTTATCCTGGTGCTGCTTCTATAAATAATCAAAACGTTGCCTATATAGTTCCTATGCCAGGCGGTACTTCATCTGGTGCAAATCAAGTAACTAACGAAGGTATATCGGTTGCGATTCTTGGTGGAGTTGCAACAACAGCGATACCGCCAAGTGGTATAAGCTTTACCTCGGCATTTCTTATACCTGATGTAATGACCAAGTCGTTAGACTCAAGCATACTTTCAGTATTAGTACATCAAAAGGATTCAAGTGCAGCCGCTATTAAATTTATGGGCGGTGGTGCAATTCCTGGTGATAAATTTGAACAGAGCACAGTTGCAAATCTTTCTGATATTTCTTTAGGTATAGATGATTCATTGAATATTACCGTTCCTAAGGCAGCTACGTCCCCGCTATCTTTATCTGATCTTATTGGATTTAATCTTAATACACTTAAGAGAGGGCAACAGTTTTATTCTGGTAAACAAATCAATTTCTTATCAGGTGTTGACCCTACACCAAGCGGATTAGGATCTGAGGTATCTGATATCTCGTTTGTGGTAGGAACTTCTAATCCTTCTATACCTGCAAAATTCTCGGTATCAACTTCTTTTGGCAGTGCATCTGCGCTGTTTGAAATTGGTGGTAATATTACAATACCTACCACAACTACTACTAAGACCGGTACAATATTAAATGAAGCCAATAACATTACACATTGGGGTAATACTGTTTTGATGGCGTCTACCTCAAATAATAGAATTAGAGTTGATTCTAGCGGTATTTTATTGCAGAGTGGTATTGGACCAATTGATATATCTACAACATTACAAAATATTACAATTAGTGCAGGTCTTGTTCTTAATATGGGAGGGACTGCAATTAATTTAATTTCACCAGGCGGTGATATTACGGTTAATACGAGTAATTCAGGTAATATATACCTAGAACCTTCAACCTCTACTAATTCAATAAGAGTAGATAATTCTACCTCATCTGGTTTATATGGTGCGGTGAGAATTAAAGGTAACCTGGCGTGGGGTGCAACGTCATACGGTTCTCCTTTTACTACAGCGTATAGACATATTCACATCGCTGGGGATGCTATTGCAACTAATCAATATCCAATTATTGTAAGTAGACAGCATGGTGGCACGGTCGTTGCGCCTTTAATGGCTACATTTAGAAAGAATATATTAGGTACTGCGATAGAAAGAGTTGACGTTACGACATCCTCTATTGAAATCACCAACACTTCAGGTGTTAACGGGTTTATAGGATTCCAGGTAACTAATTCTGATTCGTCCGGTAAAGGGGTTAATTTTGGGGTACAGGTTGTTGGTAGAGATAGTACAACTGGTAGCACAGGTACTAAGTTTCATGCCAGAGAAGATATGACAGAGGTTAGTAATAGATTTAGATACACCAGAAAACAAGTAAAGGTTAATCCTCTTACTGCTGGTCATTCTGCTTTTTACGGTTTTACCATACCTGCATCTGTAATGGACAGTTCCTTTGTAGACGTTTACATAGGATGGGAAGGTGGCCCATATTCGTCAATTGATGTTTCAACTGATGCCTTTGATCTTTTTATACCTAATGGTATTTATAATGGTCAAAGACTGGCACTCCACATTATAGCATGTCCAACTAGGATATACGAGAGTGGTACCCAATATGATTGGCCTAGTAGTGGTAGTACTGGAAATATAAATATTTACATAAATAAATTTGCAGAAGGTGCGGCGGCACAAATCGGAACTATAACAACTTCAACAATTGGTGCTACCCCGAAAAAAGCCGCAGAATTTTTTGTTGAGTTAATGTGGCTGGGTACTAATTATACAACCGTGTTTCAGACTAGTGTTGGTAGTACTACTTATAATACTGAACGCGGTTGGGTTATAACAAATCTACTTAGTCCTACTATTGGTGCTACTGCTGCAACTAATACTGAGGCACAGATGGAGGCACAGGTTGAGCTTTATTAAAATAAAAAACATGAATACTGAAGAAAGAATTGAACTTAAAGAATTTGTAGATCGTTATAAAGAAATTGAAACATCTATTGATTTAATGCAAAAGAGTATTGAAAGTTTAGCAAAAAAGAGAGATACTCTATTTGATGAACTTGATACCTTAAAGAAAAAAGAAGGGGATTTTATGAATCGCTTAATTGAAAAATATGGAGCATCTGAAGTTACTCCTTATAAACTTTTACAAATATATGAAGAAGGTATATGATAAATGTAATTAGCATATTAAAAGGAATGTGGTCATTTTTAACTAATCCAAAAAACACCAGGATGATTATCTTAGGTGCCTTTGTTATTTTATTAATTTTGCTATTAAGACAGTGCGAAGCCACTAATAAAGCAAAAGGTGAAATTACTAGAATTGAGAATAATTATAAAGCACAGCAAGACACAATCCGAAACTATAAAAATAAGTGGGGTAATTCTGCTGCTGATATCAGGGCTTTAACGTTAACCTTAGATGAAGCTAAAAAAGAATTAGACTTTGAAAAGAATAGACCGCCTGTAACTGTTATTAAGTTTAAGACAAAGATAGAAGAAAGAATTGTTAATGTTCCTGTTATTGTTAAAGATACTGTGTTAGGCGATTTCAATTCTATTGCAACCATAGCTTCTTCTAACGCTTGGAGTAAGAGTTCCAGATCAATTAATGTAGGACTACCATATTACATAAAGGAAGACTCTATAAGATTTGGAAATGCGGTAATTGATCTTAAGCAAAACATCTGGTTAACTGCATCCGTTTTAAGAGATAAAAAAACGAAGGAAGTTTTTGTAAATCTTTCAACGGATTATCCAGGTACTACATTCAATGATGCTAAGGGAATAATGATTGATCCTAAATCACCAGGCATATTAGACATCCAATATAAAAGTAGAAAAACGGTAGGAATTGGTCTTCATATTGGTTATGGGATCGGATCTGGTGGTTTTTCACCGTACGTTGGTTTAGGAATTAACTATACTCCTAAATTCCTTCAATGGTAAATAAATAGAACAAATGGAATCATCTAAATTTATACAACTATCGGATAGCATTCTCGTCGAGTATATTTACATTGACCAGGCCAACCCTGGTCCAAATACTTTTAATACCGGAACCTATCCTATTGAGATAATGAGAGATGGTTATACAAACGGTTCTTATTTCTTTAATACAGATACTGTTGCTGCTACAATGGGTAATTATAGAGATATCTCTGCTGTACCTATTAATGCTGCTAAATCTCAATATGTTTATCTTGACACTAGTATAGGTGTACCTTATAATGATTATGATCCTGAATTAACGCCAACACCTCAGTTATTACAAACATTTTCACCTAACCTAAATATTGAATATGATAAGGTAAGAGTACATTTTGTTGCAGGGTTTTCCTTTGAAGATTATGATGGTATTATTTTTGATGTCACTACACAAAAGAGAAATGGTGATGACATCGTACTTTCTTCAATAAACTTTCTAAAGACCGATACTCCGGTTTTTAATCCTGATCCACTTCTTATTGCTGATAAGTTATATTCTACTTATATTGAATGGAGAGTACCATCTCTTTATAACATAAGTCAGAATTTTAATCCTAATGTATCAAATGGATTAGGATATAAGTTAACTGAAGGATTAGGATTTATTACCAGTCCTACTTTAACTATTAGAGCATTAGGCATTTTAAGTACACAGACTGTTAATGCATATAGCTTTTATGAAGTAAAAGAAATTAATGCATATACGATTCTTAATAGAGATATTTATGATTATCTATATGCAAGTGTAATTGAATCGCCGGTTGGAGACTATTTTGAATTGACCGGGTTAGTAAACGGTTCTTCTCTTTCTAATCTTATTGCCGAACTTAATTCGGCCGGTGGTAACTATGTGGTATTTCATGAAATTACATTAAGTGAACAGATAGGAAATACTTATATTCAAACAAACAATCAAATAGTTTCACAAACTAATGATTTTGATAATCCTATCCTGTATAGACCGATTGTTCTTAATAGTGGAATAGCGGTATCATTTGCAATTAATTATGTACTGAGACTTTATAATAGAGCCGATAATTCTCAAATCATTAAGAATGCTAGATTAACTTCATTTGATGTTAAGAAGTACGGAAGAAGATTAATGAAGATTAATTTAGGAACGGTTCCTACTGTTGCAAACGTAGTTAATCAGATTGCACCAGACGATGGAAGAAACATTATTGTATCAACAGGATCTGGTAATAACCGTGCAAATACCTCTGAACAAATCACAGAGAAATTGGTGGTAAAGACTAAGTATGTTACTAGTTTTAGAGATAGGATAAATATTAAAGCTGCAATATCACCTGCAAAAATACAAAACATTACTGAATAAGATGGCAGTTAATACAGAAATACCATTATCGGAGAAAGAGACTCAGGTTTATAAGAGGTTTGTCAATCTTTCAGTAAACGAAGAACCTAAATCACAGGGTGAAGGTACAATTAAGATATCGCCATTTGACGACTATTTTATTTTTACAATCTTTGATGAAACTGATGGCGTTAATACTCCGATTGATCTTAGTAATGTAGGTACTCTTTATATGGTATTCATTGGAGAGAAGGATGAAATTAGAATTCCTAATTATACAAATGTTCAAAATGTTGATATGGCGTCAGGTCAAGTTCTTTTTAGAATAGACAGTGATGATGCCAAAAAAATTCTTGCTTTAGATAACAGAAACTTTTATATCTCAACTAAAATGGTTGATCCTAGTGGAGAATCTGATGAATCGGTTTTATACACAGGAACATTCTTGTCATTTACAGAAGAACCTAAGGTTTCTTTGAGTACTCAATTAGAAGAAGCTAGGTTACAATATTCAAAAGAAATTGCATCCTTACAAAGTCAAGTTGAAAAATTGACAGCTGACATACAACAAAAAGATCAATTAATAAATGAGCAAACCGTTGTAATTGGCTCTCTTAAAGAAAGTAATCAAAATCTTTCAAATGAAGTTGCTACATTGAGTGAAAAATTAGGATCAGCTACAGCCGAGGCTTTATTATCTCAGGCTACTGCCGCTCAGCAGGCAGAGGAACTTGTAAAATATCAAAGACAACAGATTGAGTCAATTAATAAAGTAAAAGAAACTGCTTCAACTGCTGCTAAGCAAAAGGCATTTTTTACACAAGCAGCTAAACAATTAATTAAGACAATACCCGGTGTTAATCAAGTAACATCTGGATTAAGCGGCTTAGGTGGTTTTACAGGGGGCGGAAACGGTTTTACAAGCGGTGCAAACGGTTTTACAAGCGGTGCAAACAGTATTCAATAAAGATTAAGATATGCTACTCAGTGCAAGAAATAACCAATTTAGATTTTCGTTTCCTAGAAACTTTATTCCTCCAGTAATTGCGGATAAGTATAGACCTTACTTTAATAGGATGCCTGGTGGACTTATTAAAGAACCAATTGACTATTTTAACTATGGTATTCAATCTATAAATTTACCAGGACCGTCTTATACTCCAACTGAACAAAATAATTACCCAGGTTATACTAGGGGTTATAGATCAAGTTTACCGGTGGAAGAACTTTATGAAAGCGAGTTTACTGTTACGATGCAGGCGTTTGATGGTTGGATTAATTATTGGATGGCTATTGATACTTTTAATTATTACTATAATCTAAGTGGTAAGACATCCCATGTACCAGAAGGAAATGGTATACAGATGCTAGATGGTGAAGGAAATGTACTCGTTACTGTTAAGCTAAGACAGATGGTTTGGATCAGCGTTAGTAACCTGGATCTTAATTTTTCAAGTAACACAGTAGAGTTCCAAACCTTTGACATGGTATTCCACCATAACTTCCTTGAATTCAAGGTAGATCTTGTCTAATATATAATTAAATAAAGAACAGATGAAAACCTTTAAAGACTACATAATTGAATCCAAGGCTGATACTGATGATCTATTAAAGGTCTTAAATGAATCAGAATTATCAGAAGAACAGAATGCAGCTATTGATGAAGCAGTACAAAGAATTGTAGACGCCCATAACAATGGACAAAATCTTGACGAAATTGTTGAAGAGATTGTCAACGAAGGGATCTTAGGATCAATCTTTGGGGGTCTTACTGGTTTTGCGTTAGGTAAAAGTATTGGTGAAGCCATTTGTAAAGTCTTAGGAATTGAAAAAGGCGCTCTTTATGATCTATTAACTAGTCGACTTGTTGGTGCTGCATTAGGTGCAGTATTAGGTAAGAGACTCTAATCTAAATTTTTGTGCTAAGAATAGGTATTGATTTTTCGCTGAATAGTCCAGCTGTATGTATAAAGAATCATGAAGGCAAATATGTCTTCATTTCATTTTTTAATTTTGGAGACCGTATCTGGGATGATACTAAAAAAATGCCAAAGGCATTTGAGGTTCATAAAGAACTAATTGATGATAGAACAATTTTAGGATTTCCTTATTTTCGTAACGTTATGGCAGATTCATTTCTCGTCAGGGAAAGGGAAAAGCTTGAAGACTGTAAATCTATCGCAGACCTTATTTCAAATTCTCTTATAACATTTTTTGGAACTGATGATACTCATGTATCACTAGAGGGATTCTCTTATGGTTCAACTGGGAATTCTTTTATTGACATTGTACAATACAATTCATTCCTAAGAGCAGCTTTACTAAATACTTATGGATCTGAAAAGATATCAATTTTTCAGCCTTCGCATGTAAAGAAGTTAGCAGGTAAAGGAAATGCAAATAAACATTTTATGATTAAAGCATTCCAGGATGATGTCCTTAATGATAAAGATCTAAGAAATACAAAATTATGGAAATATGTACAAGGAAAAGATTACAGTCAAAAAATTCCAAAACCACTCGATGACCTTGTAGATGCATACTTCATCCTTAACTCTCAAACCACTAGTAAATAAATACTATTCTTTCAACTAATCAGATAAATTTTATATATAGAGTTTTTAACTTAGTTTCAGATTCATATGATAAACGCGATAAAAAATAGAATATTTCTTAAAAAAGATGAATATCCTGAAAAGATAGGTCTAATTTATGTACCTAAATTGGAAGGGCAGCATGCTCCACCTTATTCAGGAACTGTCATATCGGTAGGACCTGATGTTACCGATGAAGATATCCAGGTTGGCTGCAGAATTCTTTTTCATGATCTGGCTGGTACTGAATTTACAGTTAATGATGAAAAAGTATTTAGTATTAGAGACATTGATGTAGTAGGAATACTTATTGATAAAAATCTAAACATTCTCTGAAACTAAGTACCGTTGTGAATATATAAATAACAAAGGAACTGATTTATCAGGGAATTTGTAACTGGCATTAACAAGGCAGAGTTTTTATTGGCAATCCCGGGCACGTAAATAGGCAATGCTAAGTTATGCTTTTAATTAACTTAAAAACAAAACTTAAAAAAAGGCAACTAAAATGGCAAATGAATTCGACATTTTCAGTGTGAGTGTTAACGACCTCGACACAGGAGATCGCCCTTCAGGCGGAGGCAGCGATCTTTATTCCCCAAAGCCCGATCAAGGGCAAGACGGTACATACCGTTCTCTACTTAGGTTCTTACCTAATATTAAAAATCCCCGCAAACCTTTCGTTCGCAAATTCGTTTATTGGTTAGAAGACCGAGACGGAAATGGTTTCTATGCAGATTCTCCATCTACTGTAGGCGAGAAATGTCCAGTACAGGATATGTTCTTTAAGCTTCGTAACAGTGAATCCGCTGTAGATAAAAAGATGTCCGAAAGTTTAAAGCGCAGGGAGGTATTCTATGCACTTGTTCAAATCGTAAAAGATCCACAAAATCGTGATCTTGAAGGTCAAATCAAAGTATTCAAATTTGGATATAAGATTAAGGCTAAAATTGATGAAGAACTAAATCCACAATTTGATGAACCTACTCAAGTATTTGATCCGTTTGAAGGTAAAAACTTTGAATTAGTTCTTTCTAAGAAAGGTGGTTATCCTAATTACGATTCATGTAAATTCCAAGGTTCTCGTTCTGCTATGACCATTAATGGTGAAAATGTAACCGATACTAATGAAGGTCGCAAAATGATTTTGGATTATCTTAAAGATGCTCCTGATCTTGCTAACTTTGATTATAAATCATGGAACGATGAACAGAGAAATAAAGTAATGAATGTAATTTCTCAGTATTCTTCACCAGGTTCTTCGATTGATACTCTTACTTCAGGTTCTAAGGCTGCACCTAAAGCTGCACCTAAACCTGCCCCTAAGGTAGAAACTGCTCAAGAGAATTTTGATACTGATGAAGTACCAACATCTGAAGGCGGTGAAGACTTTGATGATTTCATTAACGGATTAGATCTCTAATCCTATGGCTACAGAAGTTATGATATCTTCTGACATGAAGACTCGGATTATCGATAAGATAGTCCGAGTTCTTCATAATAGCCATTCTCATCCTGAAAAAAGAAGAATACTTGAAGGGCGGGATCGGTTAAATTTTGCATGCCCTTATTGTGGAGATTCAACAACAAGCCCTAATAAAAAGAGGGGTAACTTGTATTGGAATGATCTCTTTGTTCACTGTTATAATTGTTCTGCTCACGTTTCTCTAGATATTTTTCTTAAAGACTTTAATTCTAACTTTGAAGGTGAAGACCGTGTTGAGGTACTTAACTATATTAAAGAAAATAAGAAATCGTTTTCTTTAGGTGAATCGCTTGATTTTTACTTATTTGATAAGATAAAGGAATTGGCGTTAACATTTGATGAATTGGCAGTAGGCTTTAATGTCTATCCAATTAATTCATTAACATACAGGGCATACCCTTATCTTAAGAGTAGATTGCTACAACATAAAACGAATCAATTTGGTTATGACCCGCGTAGAAAAGAACTTTATGTTTTTAATCTTACACCAAATGGTAAGGTAGTCGGGTTTCAAACTCGCGATTTAGAAGGCACTGGTCCTAAATATAAAACGTGGAATATTCAACGGATTTATGATAGGTTAAAGAAACCGTTGACAGTATCAGAAGAAGATCTTGATAATCTTAATAAGATATCAATGTTATTTGGAATTTTATCAGCTGATTTAAGTAGAGACTTTACAATCTTTGAAGGGCCTATTGATGCAATGTTTATGACTAATTCAATTGGCCTAACTGGTGTTAAAAAACAGATCCTAGAATTTAATGAAATTCCAACAGCAAGGTATTTCTTTGATAATGATATTGAAGGAAAAACTAGAATGATTGAAAAACTTAAATCTGGTCAAACTGTATTTATGTGGGATAAATTTCTTAAGGATTATTCCATACCGGTTAAAAAAGTAAAAGACTTAAATGATTTGGTAAAATATGAATATGAACATCGAACTGGGTGCTTAAAGAGCATTGATAGATATTTTACAAACAATCATTTAGATATTATTTTTATATGATTGAGATAAAAAAATATGAATCGTTTGTGAACGAGCAGATAGAAGATTTTTATGAGGACTATGAAGATAGTCAAAAACGAATTAAGCTATTTACTTCGTTTACTAAAAGTAAACTTTCTCATGAAAGAAAGGACATCAAGGTTAATGAACCTAAGAAAAAATTTCAACCTAAAATAAAGGTTGTTAAACATACAAATAACGATAAAGGAATATTCTAATGGCATTTGATGACACACAAATAAAGCAGGCAAACGAGGAACTCGAATTAAGACTAACGAGCGACAGAACAGAATGGAAAACCAAGATAAATGATCTAGTTCTTAAAATTAAAAATATGAATGAACTTTCTGATTGTCAGGTAAGTATGCTTTCATATAGACAAATTCTTTTAGATAAGGTTACTGATTTTAAGACAATGATATATAAGAGAAATGCAACCTGGGAAAGATACTATCGTGCACAGTATCGTGAATATACTTTAAACTATGATGTTAAATTAACGAGCGGCGAAAAACATCAATTTATTAAAGCAGATTTAGGTTCATTAAGAACACAAATAGACATGTTGCAATCGCATGTGGATTATTACCAAGAATGTATTAAAACCTTGGATAACCTAGCTTTTGCAATCCGTAATCGCATAAGACTCGATGATGAACAATAATGGAACTATCTCTATCAGATAATAAAAAGTTTTTAGTAATTGATTCATGTACCGAATTGGAATATGAACAGCTAAAAAGTAGTCTTACAAAAAAGATTGATGGCTGGCGCTTTCACCCGCTCGTTAAAAAGAAGTTGTGGGATGGCAACATATCATTTATTAAAAAGAATAAGATACCCGGCGGTTTATGGAAGGAAGTTATTGATATATGTAAAGAATACAATCTTCCACTTTCGTTAAATGGGGTTACTAATATATTTGATCAATCTATAACTATAGAAACTTTTACTACATGGGTAGATGATTTCTTTAAGGATTCTGATATTAAGCCTAGAGATTATCAAATTGATGCAGCATTCAAAATATTAAAGTATAGAAGGTGCCTTGCTGAATTAGCAACATCTGCCGGTAAAACTTTAATATCATTTATGGTAGTGGCTTATATGATGGAACAATTAGGAAAAAAGAAAATCCTAATGATCGTTCCTAATGTAAGTTTAGTTGTTCAGGCAACTGGAGATTTTGAACAATATAATAAAAGCCGTGTTCCTATTAGGATCCAACAAATTTATGCAGGTGTAAAACTTAGAAAAAGTTCTAACATTGTTATTGGAACATACCAATCACTTGTCAAATATGAAGAGGATTACTTTACTCAATTTGATGCTGTATTTGTAGATGAGACTCATAAGGCAAAGGCAACATCAATTCAACAAATTATGGATAAATGTTGGCATTGCGATTATCGCTTCGGATTAAGTGGAACAATTCCTAAAAGAGGATCCGTTGATCGTTTAAGTCTTATGTCGGCTATGGGACCTTTAGTAACTCAGGTAAAAGCAAATTACTTACAAGACGAAGGACATATTGCAAAATGTAAAGTATTACAGATCCTAATGGAATATGCAACCGAAGCACAAAGAGAAGCATTCTCTAGTTTATCAAAGAATCCTTATGATCGTCAAAAGCTGTTTTCATTAGAACAAAACTTTATCAACGAAAGTGAAAAACGGTTAGACTTTATTTGTAACGTAATTAAAAAGTCTACCTCAAATTCTCTGGTACTTTTTCATAAAATTGCATACGGTGAAAAGATCTACCAAAAGCTTAGACAGATAACCGATAAAAAGATCTACTATGTTGATGGGTCTGTTAATGCAGATGTTAGGGAAGACTTTAAAGCAAGAATGGAAAAGAACGATGATGTAATTATCGTGGCCTCTTATGGCACCTTTTCTACCGGTATCTCAATTAAAAACATACATAACATATTTTTTACCGAATCATTTAAGTCAGAAGTAATTATCCGCCAATCAATCGGCCGCGGTCTTCGTTTACACGCATCCAAGGATATTGTTAAGATATACGATTTTATTGACGATATTCGTTATAAAACAGAGGATCATGATTGGATGAACTATATCTACCGACATGGTATGGAACGGAGAAAAATATATAAAGAGGAGAAATTTCCGTTTGATGTACAGTCCATCAAATTCTAAATGTAATATCTTTCTCTAATGTCATGGATATATAAAAAAAGAATAAAAAAATCAAATACAAATGAAGCCTATTAAAAAGTTTTCGGCCGCCTCTAATGGTAGTTTATCTATTTTGGAGTCAGCAAACCTTAGCCCAGAAGCTTTAGCAGAATTAGTTCAAAAGCTAGGTTATAATAATATTGATGAAATCAAAAAAGAAAAAGCACTTCTTTCTAAATTAGAAGCTTTACTAAAAGAATTTAATCCTAAACAGGATGTTAGTGAAGATGATGCCGAAGATATTGAAGATGAAATCAAAGATCTTGGTGAGCCTAAATCCTTGGAAGATAAGGACGGTGAAAAAGAGGAAGATAAGGAAGTAGGAAGTACAACAACTGAGGTTGCTGAAGAGACTGAAGAAGAGACTGAAGAAAAGGAAGAAACTGAAAAGACTGAAGATGTATCTAAAGAAATTGAAGATAGTATCGTTGATTTAGGAGAACCTGAAGAAAAAGAAGAAAAAGAAGGCGAAGAAGTTGTAACTAAAGATCAAGAGGTTACTGCTGAGGTACCTGCTGAAGGTGATGATGAAGAGTCTGGTGAAGAGGTAGAGGAAGAAGCCGAAGAGAAGCCAGTAGCTAAACGTAGAATAATGACCTTTGAAGATTTCGTAAAAGAAGAAGAGGTTACTGTTAATAAGAATGTTAGTTATCAGGATGACGAAGAAGAAGACGAAGATAATGCAGTTCCTGTAGCTGATTCCTATGCTAATGAAGAAGAAGAAGAAGAAAAGAAAGAAGAGATTGAAGAAAAGGTATCTCGTACCGTTTCAAGTATTAGATCATTCTCTCAATTTGTTTCTGAATCATATCTTTCTGAAGAAGCCGATAACGGCCCAGAATTAAAGGAAGAAACTCCTGATCAAAATGGAATTGCTCTTCCTATCGCAAAGGGTGATGGTCCTAAAACAGCTGCAGCCGTTTCTGACGAAATTGTAAAGTTAGGAGAACCTGAAGAAAAGGATGAAAAAGAAGGCGAAGAATTAGTAACTAAAGATCAAAAGGTTACTGAAGAACCTGCTACTGCAAAGGATGAACCTGCTGTACAAGGTACTGTTGTTGTAAAAGAAGGCAAGATTTCCGAAAAGGAAATTAAGTCTGACACCGAGTTTGCAGAATATGCAACTGAATTATTAAAGTCTGCTCATGGTGATAAGTTTGATGAAGCAAAAGCCAAAGAAGTTATTGATGGTTTAACCTCTAAGTATAAAGGTGACTACGGCGCAATGGTTGGAGCTTTACAAGCTACTATGGGAAAGTAATTTCTACAAATGAAATATATTAAACTATTTGAACAATGGCTGGCCGATAAAAGCCAGCCATTACTTTTAGAAGGTGGCGCTGCTGGCCACATGAATCATCCTTTTGACGATAAAGGATTAACCTTTGGTGACTTTAAAAGTATTATTGATGCTGGTCTTCGCGGAGAATTAAACTTTGAAGAAGATCCTACTGAAAAGACCGATGGCCAAAACGTATGGGCTACTATTCAGGACGGTCAGGTAAAATTTGCAAGAAATAAAGGAGAAAGCATTTCTCCAATGTCTCTTTCTGATTTTAAGCAAAAGTTCCAGGATCATCCAAGCGCAACAGTTAGAGATACTTTTCAGTATGCCGCACAAGACCTTGCAGATCTTTTAATTAAATTACCTCCTAAAGTTCAACAAGATACATTTGATAACGGTAAGAACTTTATGAATATGGAACTTATCTATTCAAGAAATCCTAATGTTATTAATTATGATACTGATGTTATCCAATTTCATAATATAACTAAAACAGATGGTAATGGTAATGTAATAGGTACTGATGCTCGCCCTGCTAAAGAAATTCCTGCAATCCTATCTAAAGTACAAGCAGATTTAGGAAAGACCTTTAAGATTATTCCACCTAGAATAATTCAATTACAACAGGATATGGACTTTAGCCAAAACAAGCAAAAGTTTATTAATAAAGTAATTGAACTTCAAAAGAGATACGGTCTTAATGACGGTGATGAGGTATCAAGATATCATGAAATGTGGTGGAGAGAACTTATTGATAAGGAATTTCCAAATGCTCCACAAGACGTTAAGGAAGGTCTTTTAAGAAGATGGGCGTATGATGATAAGAATACATTAAATATGAGATCTCTTGATAAGGTTTTAAGTCCTGATGAATCTGCCAAGATTAAGAAATTTGATAAGGAAGACGTAAAGAAAAAGTACAAAGAAAATATTAGACCGTTTGAAGATCTATTCCTTGAGCTAGGTTCGGTTATATTAAGTAATGCCAGCAATTTCTTAGCAGCAGATCCAACCGGCGAAACTGCCAGACTTCGCGCATATTTGCAAGCCGAGGCCGATAAGATTAGAAAAACTGGTGGGGCTGATCAAATCAGAAAGGTTGAAGATGAGTTGGCTAGACTTGACAGAATTGGAGGAATAAATTCAATTTTTCCAACGGAAGGAATTGTTTTCAGATATAACGGAAAACTTTACAAGTTAACCGGAACCTTTGCTGCACTTAACCAATTACTTGGAATAATTAAGTACGGTAGATAATACCAGATCTTACATCCAGTGAGTTATCTATTTTAGTTAATAGGTAACTGTTTTCAATAAATTCAATAACGATAATGGGTGAGCTATCGTCTCACTCTTGTTGTTTGTAGTAATTTCTACCGAATATATAAAAGGTAATACAAAAATAAATTAAATGAAAGAATTAGCTAGAATTTATAAAGAGTTAGGCCAAGATTTTATTAATGATCTCGCTAAAGACTATCTTGTAGTAACTGAAAAGTTATCAGGATCTGCTTTTTCGTTTGAAAAGTCTAGTTCATCACTAAAATTCTTTAAGTCTAATGATAAGCCAATTAACCTTGTTGATAGAACATTAATGGTTTATTATGAAAATCCTATTAACTACATAAAGCAGACTACATTATCATTTATTGATTCTATACCTGCGAACTGGAGATTTTGTTTTCAGTATTTTGTTCATAATGAACCTGGTGTAATTAAATATGATAAGTTACCTAAAAATAATCTGGTCTTAACCCATATTCAGGTAAAGAATCAAAATGGCAAGTTTATTAAGATTATTGAAGATCCTAGAGTTATTCAGGATTGGTCAAATGCATTAGGTGTAACTCCTTTACTTCCTATCTTTAAAGGTTACTTAACAGACGAGCAAAAAGATAGTATTAAAAACTTTATTAGTACTCCAATTGAAGACCAATTAGAAATTTTCAAAACATCTTCATTTGCAGAATATCTAATTAAGATTCTTAATCCAAAGCTAAGTTCTACAATCTTACAGGATGATTTAACTAAACCAATTGAATCAATCATATTTAAGTTTTATAAGCCAGGTACTACACAATCCATTTCTGCAAAGCTAATTGATCCTTACACGGCAAATCTCTTAAAGCATAAAGAACCTATTGATCCTAAAAAGGTGCCTGCCGATATTAATGAAATTCTTCTTCTTGATATACTTGCATTTATTGAGGAGAGAGGTTTAAAGAGTGGTGAGCTATTGAGTACTACACCAGATGAAAGATACCTAGAATTAATATCATCAATATTTAATGAATATGTAACTAGGAGAGGCAAAGGTCTTAAAGACTTAGGAATAGAAAAAGCTGAATTTGCAAAAGGTGATGAATTCAAATTAAATGTTGATCTTATTCCTAGCCAAGCAACGCAGAGTATTCTTAAAGGTAATGATACTATGCAAGACCTGTTTAAGATTATGCTAGGATCTCTTCGTAAAAAGAGAAACCCTGAAAAGGTAGGTAATATTTTAACACCGTCTGTGGTAGAAGACTTTAACGAACTGGTTACAAAAATTGAAGATGCAATTAACAAATCAGTTGATGATAAGTTTAAGACATTTAGTGATTATCTTAATCTTAAAAAGACCAATGAGTCTTATGAAACTGCCGAGGATATAATTATTGAAGAAAAGACATTGAATTACAATGGCTTTATTAATTTAGGTAAAATTGAAATTCCATATTCAAATAAGTTAGAAGAAGCTGCAGGTTTAACTAAAAGACAGCAGGAATGGATTAAAAAATATGAAAGGTTTACTGGGTCCACGAATTGGATTAAGCCTAAATCTAAAATACGTGGAGAAGTACTTAGAGCAGATTTTGGAATGAATGATGGTACCGCTGAAAAAAATATTGAAAACTTTTTATTACAAGGACTAGGAATAAAGAGAACAGACTATTCAATTGAACAGATAAAGGTTGGTACATATGTTCCTAATGCAGGTGGGAAAATTTCAAGTGACTATGATTCATATGCGATAACAATCGTTAATCCAATAAAAGATAATCTTGGTGATAATTATAAAAACGGGGATATCTTTTACATAACAAATCGGGTAAAGATTGAAAAGAGCACAGGTACAGCTGCAGTGATTGGTAAAAAAGATCTTACACCCGATGCAATGGGATTACCTACAAGCGAATATAAAGATGCACAAAGTTTATTTTCAAAAGTAGAAAGTTATGTAAATAGATTATCATACCCAGATAATTATAAGAATTTTATTATTGAATCAACTAGAGAATTAATTACAAATTCTAAAAATGCAAATTCTTTTTCTGATTTTGAAACATATGCAAATGCATCAGCTGGGTATTTATTCTATGATATAACTGATTCTCTTTTTGATGGCATAGATTCAATTTCAATTAATAACTTCCAAAATGACTATGGTGAAATTTTAGGTGGCTTTATGCTATTTAATCTACTGAGGGATGCTGGGGCTGGATTAAGATATCCTACTGCATCTAATGAAAAGTTAGTAGACTTTTTCTTTGACGATTATAGCATTTCTTCTAAAGCAGGAAGCGGTGGTACCCCAAGTGGTGATACAATAATACAAAAGATGTATTCTATGTATAATTCTGGGCATCTTCATTTTGATACTCAACCTGAAATCGATTTTCTAAATAATGTAGTTAAGCAATGGGTAAACCCGCCAAAACTTGATAATAGCATGATTTACAATAACGTTATGAATTTATGCAGTGTTAACATTCCAAGTTCAACCAGTAATTCTGGGTATTGGTATATTTTGTCTAAAGCAAATTTACAACCAAATTCGGCATACAAAGATATGTTGATTACTTATATGGATGATCTGTCTAATGATGAACAGGAATTCAAAACAGTAATGTCAGAATTTTATTCAAAGACCGGTGTTGATCAATCTAAGCTCCCTGCACAAAAGGTATATGATTTATATGTAAAGCAAAAGGCTGCATCTGATAAAAATAGAATAGGCTTTATATTTTACCCTCTTATGGTTGAGATTGAAATAATGCTGAATAATAAGTTTCAAAAGCAATTAACTAAATACGGTCAATTGGTAACCGACGTTAAGCAGCTTTATCTGGATGTTTTAGTAAAAGGTGGACTATTTAGATTTAAGACAGTTCCTTTCAAAACAGCAGAATTTAAGTTTGAAAGAAAAGGTAGTATTCCTAATCCTTTTAATGCGAATATAGGTATTAGAATTCTTAAATAAATAAAAAAAGACACTTAGATGAAAAATCTTAAAAATATTGATACTTTTTTAGTTGAAAAGAAAGTTGCTGTTAAAAGGAGATACACCGAGAATCATCCTGCTAAGTTTGTTTCTACTTCAGCTAAGATAAGAAATGTTCTTTTGGATTCAATTGGGGATGGTCATTTAACAGAGGAAGAATTAGTTAAAATCTTATCAGAGATTAATGCCAATAAAAGATGGCTAAAAAGAAACCTTGACTTATTCAATATTAGTGAAGATCAGGAAGGGATTAAAAGATACTCGCTTTCCCCATTTGGCAATAGAATTAGAAAGGCTACTAAAGTTACTTCTATTACTGAGGCATTAAATGTTCCTCATAAAGATCAAGGTAAAAAGAAGGTTAATATTTTTGTTGGTCGCTTTCAGCCTTTTACGTTAGGCCATGTAAAAGTATTTGAACAAATGTATAAAAAGAATGGCCACCCTGTTGTGGTATTCTTGGTAAGAGGTGGTAAACCTGATCCTGAAAAAAATCCATTTAGTGAAGAATTACAGCAGGCTATGTTTGCTGATATGACTAAGCAATATCCGTTCCTAGAGGCGGCTTTTGTAGTTCCTAACGGTGCAATCGATACTCTCTTTGCAACTGCAAGACCTGCATATGAGCCTGTTATGTGGGGGTATGGTACTGATAGAAAACGTGCATATGATGCAATGATTGATAAGCCAGACTACAGGGAGCAACTTGGAGTTGATCCTGAATTTACTGGATTTGAAATAGGTAGAACCGATGATGACATTTCAGCATCTAAAGTTCGCAATGCTTTAACAATAGATGATGAAAACACGTTTAAGAAAATGACACCTAAGAGTATTCATAATTTCTATAAAACTCTACAGGATACATTAAACCCAATAAAAGAAAGTAAACAAATGAAAAACTTAAAATCAATTAATGAATTTCTTGTAAGAGAAAAAGATGAGGAAATGACAGAACCAATAACTCCTAAAGTTGATACATCAGAAGGTACCTTTAAAGAGATGGATGTTAATGGTGAAACTTATAACGCTATTCTGTCAACGTTTGATGCCATTGGTGCCAAACAGAAGGCAATGGGAAAGGATGTAGTAGGTCTTATTTCATTACCAGGTGATAACGAGGTTTATGAATTACTATCTAAAGATGATGAAAAGAAAGAGTCTGTTAATGAAGACTATATTGAGGTTATGGATTCTATCCGTATGGCTAATGCATTAGGAGAACTCGAACAAATTTGGCAGCAATGGAAAAATGGTCCTGCTACTGAGCCTAGAGATATTAAACCTGCACAAAAAGAACTTAAGGGTTGGATAGATCGTTGGTTTAAAGATAATATTAAATAATGCCCGCACAGAGTAAAGCACAACGTAGACTTTTTGCTCTCGCTCTTTTATATAAGAGAGGAGAGCTTTCTGCATCTGAAGCATCAGATGAGGTAAAAGAATTGTCTAAATTACCAGAAAAAGACTTAAGAGATTACGCTGAAACTAAAGAAGAAGGTTTACCTGATAAAGTAGCCGAAGAAACTGTAACTCTTAATCCTAATATGAATGTACAGGGAATGGGTCCTGTAGAGTTTCCAGGAAATCCTGGCTCTGCTGATTCGTTTGCCGCTCAGCCAACCGGAAGTGGAGACATTCCTGGTGGAAAGAAAAAGAAAAAAATAAGACTCTTATCATTTGATCAATTTTTAGATCTTATGAAGATAAAATAAATAAGGTACAATGCCAGTATTACCTAAGTATCAGTTAAAGCAATTATTTGAGGCCGGAGATTTAATCACTCAAGTAACAATGAATGACCTCATTGAGGCCACATATAACCCTACCTTGGTTGCTGGTGCCAATGTCACAATTACTAAAGTAGAAAGTCCATCTGGGGCTACTATTACAATTTCATCCGATGGCGGTGGTATTGCTAATGTAACAGGTGGTACTGCAATTAATGTTCAGGCGGTTGGTAATAATAGACAAGTATCGCTAAAAGTTGATAATTCTCAAACAAACTTAATAGTAAATGGTACAAACGAATTAACATTTGCCGGGGTACATGTTAAGGATGAAGGTATTAATGTTGGTACCTATAAGACAATTAATTTTATAGGCACCGATGTTTTAGCTCAAGATAGTGGAACTCCTGGGCAAGTAAATGTTTATGTTCCTACTCCGCAATTTGCATCTCACTTTAATACTATGGATGGTACAACACCTGGTCTTGTAAGTGAAGCTGGCATTACGAGATCTATTGTAAGAATAAGTTCTCCTACAGTAGAAGGAAGTCCATTTAAGACTAATGGGTGGGCAGGAACTAATCAACCTGCATATACTTCAGCAAACGGATCTGTTAACTTTGTTACTGGTGGTCAAGTTACTGGATTTAGCGGAAGTGCAGGTGGTAATGCAACAATAACAGTTACTCTATTTGATGCTGATGGCACAACTCCGCTTGAAACATTTACAACACCAACTCTTTATCAAAACGGTACTCACATTTCTCCTAGTGGTGATATCACGGTAATTATTTCGGCATATGCTGCGGATTCTTCAAAATGGAAAGCTGCGGCGTTTATAACTGTGGTGGCTGGAGATATTCTAGCAAACGCAGGAAGATTTGGTGGAAGATACCAAGTAAGAGCAGTAATGAATACTGATAGTGTTACTGATGGCGGTGGCACATATACATATAACCAGGCATCTGTATTCTTTGATACGAATCCTAGTACGCCGGTGATTAATGGATCAATGACAATTGCAGAAACAACCCCACAAGTAAAACATTTAAGTGGAGTTGAGTATTACATTCTTAACTCAACATTTGAGGTTGATGTTACTGATATTGATAATCTTAATGCAAACACGCAAGGTAGAGCTGGCGCTGCTCAATGGAATCTTTTACTAACGGGTTCTGAATATGGGCTTCCTACTCAACAACTTAATGCATGGTCATTAACAAACGGTACGTGGAATGGAACATGGACAAATCTTTATAATTTATTAAATGCAAATTTTGAATGGACCGCATGGCCTATTACCGCATCTAATTATAGATTTAGAAATTCAACAGCTAATGGGACATCAACAGTATATGATCCTTGGAATACAGGCAATACTATAAATAGCCCAAACCAATCAATTCTTATTGATACTTATGGAACCATTGCAACAAATCTAGGTGAGGATTTTGAAGATGAATCACAAAGATTAACAAGAGGTGCCGCTTCATATTCTTCATTTAACTCTGCTGCTACTTTAGGAACGAGTTTAAGTAATCAAACTGGAACTGGTCCATTTAGCGATGGTTGTGTAGTTGGAAGTTATTTAGTAAGAGCAGATAAGTTTTTTGCTGATAATGGTAATAGTCCACAATTATCAACATTAATTCCTAACTTAACGAGTTATAAGCCTAACACATTAGGTCCTAATCCTAATTATAGTACTTATACACAAAGAGCAACATATCATAGAAGATTCTATACTGCAAGTGCTCTTCCTATCGCTAACTTTGATATGTCATTTGGCGGTTCTTGGGGTTCTAGCGGTAATGCAGCAACGGCATTAGCAAATAGTCAATTAAAGATATATGTAAGAAGAGAAAATTCACAGCCTGGCGGAAGTTTTGGTCATGGTGCAAATCCTCTTGCTTTACATGGGGCTCTATATAATTCAGGATCACCTGTCAATCCGTTTAATGACGGTGCAAGTGGTGTTGATACTGTAGGATCCTTAATTAGAACAGCTGGTTCAGGTAATACTGTAACTGGAACATTTGACAACTTTGGCGCTCTTAATGGTTTCTGGGTTGAAATTCAAATTATTGACCCAGACATTAAATTGGACTTTATTAATGTTACTCTTCAATTTACAAACGGTACTACTGAATCCAATCCAGTATAACCTGATGTAGATTGATAAATACTATAAATAAATTGGGAAAATGGATAACACATTTAAAGATACGATTCGTCTTAAAGTAGATAAGAAAAATAATGTATGTCACTTATCAGTGAGAAGTTCTGAATACAAAGTTGAAGTATTCAAAATTTCTTTAGGTGACATGTCTAGTTTATTATCCCAATTTAAAGAAGGAATGAGGCATGATGGAGATATTGATATATCACCAAAAACTGAAACGAAAGATTAAGTAAATAAGATATAAATAATGGGCTTTAGTTCATCAGAAGTTGCAAAACTAACATTTAAAGTACAGGCTGCCAATGTAATAGATGCCGATTCAGGTAATTATTGGTATCAGTCTAAACTTGAAAACATGCCTGCTATCAAGGCTAGCAGGATCATGATGCAGTATGATACTGTTACTACAAACGTTCCTGCAAGTTTTGCTCAATTGGTGACTTTCACACAATCCGGGCAACCTTTGGATAATATAGTCGGTGATGAGTATACCGGTACTAGTACTAGGTTAACTATTTTAACCTCAGGAAATAATAACACGTGGATTGCATATGATACATATAACAATCCTGGTTCGGGTAGAAAGGATCTCTGGATTAATCCTACAAGTGTTCCAAATTTAACTACCGGTTTACCTACTACATATTATCAAATCGCTCTCTATAGTGGAAATCCTGGTAGTGGAGGCGTACAATTATCAACGTCTTTAGGTCAAAGTGGTGGTGAAGTAGGCTGGGTATGGAATTACGACCAAGGTTTACTTTTCTTAGCCAATGATTTTGTATCTTACATTCAAAATAATCCTGCACTTTATCCGGCAGGACTAGATTTTTATGTAAGAGGTTTTAGATATATTGGTCAATTAGGATTAAGTGGGGCGAGTGGAGCAAGTGGACCTGTTGGTTCTACTGGGGCTACTGGGGCGCAAGGCGCATCTGGTCCACAGGGAGCGTCTGGTTCACAAGGACCTACTGGAAGAACTGGCGCAACCGGCGCAACCGGCGCAACCGGTGCCCAAGGAAATATAGGTTTTCAAGGATCTAGTGGATCTCAAGGATCTACTGGTGCAACTGGTGATCAAGGCGTTCAGGGTTCAACGGGATTAGAAGGAAGTACAGGTTTCCAAGGTGGAACCGGTTTAGAAGGATCAACCGGTGAACAAGGTTTTCAAGGTGGAACTGGAATAATTGGATCAAACGGTCAACAGGGTTCGACTGGTGCAAGCGGTGCAACTGGTGCAACTGGTTCTGTTGGTCTTCAAGGCTTTGTAGGATTTCAAGGAACTACTGGCCCTACAGGAGATCAAGGATTTAAAGGATCAACTGGTGCAAGCGGAGCATCCGGAGATCAAGGTGCAACTGGAGATCAAGGATCACAGGGTTTAACTGGTACAACTGGTCTTGGTGGAGCAACTGGTTTCCAAGGTGGAACTGGTGCAACTGGAGAACAAGGATCACAAGGATCACAAGGATCACAAGGATCACAAGGATCACAAGGATCACAGGGTTTAACTGGTACAACTGGAGACCAAGGATCAACTGGTTTCCAAGGTGGAACTGGTGCAACTGGAGACCAAGGACCACAAGGATCACAGGGTTTAACTGGTGCAACTGGTTTAGAAGGATCAACCGGTTTCCAAGGTGGAACTGGTTTAGAAGGAAGTACAGGTTTCCAAGGTGGAACTGGTGCAACTGGGGACCAAGGATCACAAGGATCACCTGGTTTAACTGGTGCAACTGGTTTAGAAGGATCAACTGGTTTCCAAGGTGGAACTGGACCTGATGGGGCTACAGGCGAACAAGGTTTTCAAGGTGGAACTGGTCTTGATGGTTCTACTGGTTTCCAAGGTGGAACCGGATTAGAAGGATCAACCGGTGAACAAGGATTCCAGGGAGCTACTGGATTAGAAGGAAGTACTGGTTTCCAAGGTGGAACTGGTTTAGAAGGAAGTACAGGTTTCCAAGGTGGAACCGGTTTAGAAGGATCAACCGGTGAACAAGGATTCCAGGGAGCTACTGGATTAGAAGGAAGTACAGGTTTCCAAGGTGGAACTGGTGCAACTGGAGACCAAGGCACTACAGGCCTTGACGGTTCAACTGGTTTCCAAGGTGGAACTGGACCTGATGGAGCTACTGGTGAACAAGGATTCCAAGGAGCTACTGGATTAGAAGGAAGTACAGGTTTCCAAGGAGCTACTGGTTTAGATGGTTCAACTGGTTTCCAGGGTGGGACTGGTTTAGAAGGAGCTACTGGTGAACAAGGATTCCAAGGAGCTACAGGACTTGATGGTGCAACTGGAGAACAAGGATTCCAAGGAACTACTGGATTAGAAGGATCAACCGGTTTCCAAGGTGGAACAGGTTTAGATGGTTCAACTGGTTTCCAAGGAGGAACTGGATTAGAAGGAAGTACTGGTTTCCAAGGTGGAACTGGATTAGAAGGTGCAACTGGTGAACAAGGCTTCCAAGGAGCAACAGGATTAGAAGGAGCAACTGGTTTCCAAGGTGGAACTGGTCTTGATGGATCAACTGGTTTCCAAGGTGGAACTGGGATTGATGGTTCAACTGGTGAACAAGGTTTCCAAGGAGCAACTGGATTAGAAGGAGCAACTGGTTTCCAAGGTGGAACCGGTCTTGAAGGATCAACTGGAGA